AAGGCTGGGTTTAAATTAGGTAACTTAGGACTACGTGGGTTATTCCATGGTACTAAAAATGCACCAGGTAGAATGGGTGACCTTTTATCTACAGCAGGAAGTTTAGCTAGTTCTTTAAAAATGCCAATAGAAACAATTTTATCTACTTTAATTGATACGGGTGGTTGGGCATTTGGTAAAGGTATATCTACTTTAAGTAAAGTGCCGGGTAGAACTATTGATAATTTACCTAGATTAAAATCTATGATACAAGCTCCACTTGGATTAGCTGGATCTTTTTTACATGGTTTAGGCAATATAGCAGGGTTTATATCTGGTAAACACAAAGATAATAAGATTACTGATCTATTTACTAGAAGCAATCCTAATACTCCTATTTTTAGCATGGCTAAATTAAGATTAGGTGAATATTACGATAGATTAACTGGTAAACAGATAATTTCTATACAAGATGTAAAAGGAGAAATAATAGATAGATATGGTAGCATTGTAGTATCTGTTAAAGATTTTGCTAATGGCTTTATAGATAGTAAAGGTAAACCAGTTAAAAATATATTCACTAATGCTCATAAGAAACTAGCTTCTATGTTTCCTGAAGAGTTTAAAATGTCATTTAGTAATAATTTTAATAAACTCAGTGCAGCTATCTTACCTAAACTAACTAAACGTGGTATTACTAAAGAGAGAATAATGGATATTTATGTAAAAGGTAAAAATAAAATACCTACATTAGCTGCAGCTAAAATTATGGCTGGTGAATATTATGATAAATTAACTGGTAAACAAATTTATACCTTTAAAGATATTAAAGGTGAAGTAGTAGATAAATTTGGTAACTTGATATTAACTGCAGAAGATTATTTAGCTGGTTTAGTAGATGTTAATAATGTCCCTATTAAAGATAGATTATCTAATGCTTTTAGTTTAATTAAAGGATTAAATAAAGAGGACTTTACTATTGAAAATGTTAAATCTGCAATTACTAGAGTGTCTAATTATTTAACACCTATTAAAGATGTCTATTTAAAAAATGAAACAGTACCTAGAATATATGCTTCTATAATGAAAGAAGGTGGGTACATAGATGCTACTACCGGGTATGTTATTAAAACAGTAGAAGATATTAAAGGTGCTGTTAAAGATAAATTTGGTAATATTATTTTAACTGAAGAAGAATTTAAATCTGGTCTAAATGACTATATGAATAAACCTTTAGTTAAAAGCGCTGTTGGTTTTCTAAGTAAAGTTAAAAATAAATTACTTAGTACTAAATCTTTAGGTATGGGTTTATTATCCCCATTTAGTTTAATATCATCTTTAGTAGATAAAGTTACCCCTATTTTTGAAAAGAAAGAAGATATTGTTAGTAGTAAATTAAATGATATTTTCTTATATATACAAAAAGCTTTTCCAGTTGAAGATTCTGAACAAAAAGAAGCTAACAGATCTGGTGGTGTAAATGATATTATAAAGAAACGAGAAGCTGCTAAGAAAGCTAAAGAAGCACAATCTGAAGGGAGTAATATAACTGGAGATGAAACTAGTAAAGGTAAGAAAGGAATTATAAGTTCTTTACTAGGTGCTTTTAATAAGAACAAGGATAAAGAAGAAAGTAGTGGTGTTTGGGATACTATTAAATCTGGTGCTGGTTGGTTATTAGGTGGGTTAGGTGCTGGAGCTGCTGGAAGCACTGCAGTAGGTGCAGCATCTGGTGGTGCAGCTGTTGCTACTGAAGCTGCGGTAGCTGGTGGTGCAGCTGTTGCTACTGAAGCTGCGGTAGCTGGTGGTGGATTAGCTGCCTTAGGATCTACTATAGCTTTAGTTTCAAATCCTATTGGTTGGGCTTTATTAGCTGGTGCTGGAATCTTTGCTGGTTATAAAGCATATAAAGCTATATCTAGAAGAACCTCATTAAAAAGATTAGAGTTATTAAGATTCTTACAATATGGTATACCAGTTGATAATAGCCATGCGTTCGTTACTATTAGATATTTTGAGGAAGATGTTTCTTCATATATTAAAATATCTGAAAGTGGTTATCCTGATATTTCTAAAACATCAAAAGAATTATGGGCTACTTATGCTAGTGACTTTGGTGGTAATGTAGATAATCCTACTGACTATAAAAACTTTAGTGAATGGTTTTATCGTAGATTTTTACCAGTCTATGTAAAACATACTGTTGTTGCAAAGAATTTAGCTAATATTAAATTAAAAGACGTTGATTCTAAATTATCAAATGATTTAATTTTTAAATTTGTTAATTTAGTACAATTTAGTGATAATATTGCTGGTATAAATCCTTATGCTATTCATTCATCACCATGGAAAGATATAGCTATATCTGATAATAGTGGGTATATTAAGACTTTATCTGAACAAATAAAGAATATGGCTAAAAGAGGAGCTAATACTACTTTAGCTAACTTAAAATCAATTAAACCAACTAAACCCACTTTAGCTCCTAGTGTTACTCATACTGTTAAAACTTTAACAGATACTTATGATAAAGATAATGCAGAGAAACAAGCTGGTTTAGTAGAGGATAAAAGATCTTTAAGAGAAAAAGCTATTGACTGGACTAGCAGAAATGTATTTGAGAAAGGAGCTAGAGTTTATAATGAAGTTAAAAGTGCTATAGTAGCCGGTGCTAAAAAGGTTGGTTCAACTGTAGTCACTGGAGCTAAATGGGTTAATAAGAATATTATTAAACCAGTGGTAAACTCATTAGCAGGATTAATACGTGGAGCTGAGTCTGGTATTGAAGGATATAATGCTTATAATCGTGGTACCTCAGGTAATAGAATATTAGGTCCAGTAGGTCATAAAGAATTAACTAAAATGACTATAGCTGAGATATTAGAAGATTCTAGAAGACCTCCTAGTGATCCGGATAGACTATTTGCAGTTGGTAAGTATCAGATGATTCCAGCTACCTTAACGGATGCAGTTAGAGTTTTAGGTATAGACCCAAATACTACTTTATTTGATGAAAATACACAAGAAAGATTATTTTCTAATTTTTTATTAGATAAGAAGAGAAAAGCAATATCTGCTTATATAAAAGGTAAGAGTGATGATAATATAGGAGCTGCTAATGCAGCAGCTTGGGAGTGGGCTAGTATAGCTGATCCTACCACTGGCGCTAGTAAATATGGACATGGTAATAAAGCTAGTGTAACTGGGCCACAGATATTAGCTGCTATGGATAAAAGTAGACAATTATATAAGCAATATATTGATCAAGGAATGGATGAAGAATCTGCTTATCAAAAGGCTGTTTCTAGCGATGGATCAGATTTAATAGCTAATAGTAATAAAGATAATACGGCTAATAATACTTCAACTGCTTCTATAGTACCAACCCCTATAAATAGTGGTGCTCCTTTTAAAACTACACCAAATACTACTACAGTAGCACAAAATCCAATGCTAGCTGCTAAACCAGCTCCAGCGGATAATAGTATTTCTGTAATAGATAGTGCTGTATCTAATAAACCTAGTTTAGCTCAAGATAACACACAAGTAGTAATGCCAGATCTATCTCATATTAGTAAGACTACTCTTTCTACTGCTGCGGATGCAGCTAAACAAAGAGATTTGCATATAGATGAAGCTAAGAAAACTAATGAGCTATTAGCTCAATTAGTAGATAATTCATTAAATGCAAAACCTAATACTACTATTATAGCTGGTAATACTAATACAAACAATTCACCAGGTATTAAACCTGTATTAAATCTACAAAGAAAAAGTTAATACAAATATATAGATAGATGATTAATTAATCATCTATCTATTTCATAAGGTATCTTTAATTATGGCTATATATACAAACACACAACAATTATTAGGTGAGATATCTGATAGTTCATGGATAAGGCAATCCTTATTAATGCCAGAGAGAGGGGCAGCACATGATTCTAATGCTAGGAGCAAAGAACAGACTTATGCTGGTGGTTGGAGTTATCAACATCTATCTTTTGCAGATACTACTTTAGGTGGTAATAGATCTATTAACCCTAAACCACAGTTTACTAGATTTGCTGATCCTAATTTACCTAGTCTATTAGCTAATACAGTTACTAATGGAAACCCAGGACCATCTGATACTTGTGGTATGGGTAGATATTATGCTGAAGCTATAGATGTAAATGCACAAAGGATTTATATGCAATTTGGTGTACCGTCATATAACTCTTTATCTAATTTTATTAGTAACTTTTATGATCCTTCATTAGGACCTATGGCTAATAGTGGTCAGACTAATGATAGTATCCTTTATACTGCGGGTAAATATATAGGTTTTATAACATTATGGACAGTAGTGCCTGAGTTATGCATAACCGCTAAACTATATGGTACTGCTAAAAAAGCATTAGCTAGTTTTCAACATAGGCCACTTAGTAAGTTTTATTACATGAAACCCACTATGGCTTTATATTGGAGTACTGTTACCACTATTGTAAATGCTTTATCAGTTAATATGAAGTTAGTACAAGGTACGGAACCAGGGGATGTAACTAGAAATACCACAGGCAGTAATCCATCTAGTGATCCTATTAGTATAGATTATTCTAAGTATTCTACTGCAAGTCAAATCTCTAATGTGTTACCAGACTTTATGTTAAACAATGCCGGTGGTATTGATATTAGACAAGTATCTGCTAGATATCAAAGATTATCAGATGCTCACAATAAAGCTTTAGAAGCTATTAGAGAAAGTACAAATGGTCTCACAGATGAAGCTGCTTATAATGCAGTAATAGGCTATATCAATGGTGGATCATCTAGTTTTAATGTACAACAACCGCCTGCATTTGGGGATTACTATAGAGGTAGTAGCGATACACAAGGATATATAAACAGCGCTGCTGGTACTGCTTTAGGATTACAAGAAAAAATTGACTTGCCTTCTACTGGTACACCATCCCCAGATAAGGCGCCAGATACTATTGCCAGTAGTGTTATGGAAGGTATAAGTAGTGGTATGGAAGGTATAAGTGTTGCAGCTGAAGAAGGATTAGCTGGTGTTAAAAAACTATGGTATGGTATCAGTAAACACTTTGAAGAATATGCTAAATTTGCTACAGCTGAAGGTAGAGATGGTAGTGCATTTGTGTCTTTTATAGTAGATTATGAGTCCCATGTTTCTGAATCATTTAATAATAGTACTAAAGAATCTGATATTGCTAATAAAATGAATGACGTAGCTAGGTCAGCTAAAAACAAATGGTTTGATTTAGCTGGTGGTAATATAAGTGATAATATTGTAGTAGATACTATAGAAGGGATGGTTAGTGGATTGGGTAAATTTGCAGCTGGATATGCAAGTGGAGTAGGATTAAGTGGATTAGCCTTATTAGGTGGTAAAGCTTTTGTTGATATTCCTGAATTTTGGGATACATCCACAGTTAGTCTACCAACTAGTAGTTATAGCATACAACTAAGAACGCCGTATGGTAATCCAATATCTATTTTAACTAATATTCTAGTACCCACTGCAATGTTAATAGCTGCAGCTGCGCCTAGAACTACAGGTAGAAATTCATATACTGGACCTTTTTTGTGTAAGCTATGGCAAAAAGGTAGAACACAAATTCAATTAGGTATGATCACTAGTTTAAGCATTACTAGAGGAGCTGGTAATGTAGGCTGGAATGTTAAACAACAACCTTTAGCTATTGATATAAATTTTACTGTTACTAATTTATCTAAAATTTTACACGTGCCTATTACTACTGATTTAAGTTTAACTGATTTAATAGGGTTAAGTGTAATAGATGAAGAAAATAACTTTACAGATTACATGGCGGTATTAGGTAGTTTAGGGTTAGCTGATCAATATTATTTTAGTTCTAGATGGAGATTAAGAAAGGCTCAAGGCTTACAAAACTGGGCTAGTTTCCTTTCAGTTGACCATTTCTTACAATGGGAAATAAATGACACTTTACCTGGAAATATAGTAGCTGCTTTTGCTAGACAGGGTAATTTATAAAAAATAAAAAGTATATAGAAGAGTAGAATAGAGAGTGCATATGCACTCTCTATTCTATATTTGTTTACTCTTGTTTTTTATTTTTTAAATACTTATCTATTTCTAGATAATTTAATTTAAATTTAAGACCAGAATAGGCAGTATGAATATTATAAAGAATAACCCATTGGTCATTAGATAATACCCAATAAAAAGAATGTCCTTCAGTTGGTTTATGTTTGTATGCTTTTGCTGCATTATTCTTTACATTATAAAGGTCTAATATCTTAGCTAAACTTTCACCTTTATCTTCTTTATACCAAACTAAGAATTTAAAACGTTTTACCCATTCATGTTGCTCACTTTTATTATTTCTTAAAAAGTCATTAATATTTACTGAGGTTATTTTATTCTTTGAATATTTACCAATTCGGTATGATAAATGTGTGATGTCAGTAGATTCATATAAAGCCTTTTTCTCTATATCATAACAGCAGATAACTGGATTAGGGCCATATATTGCTTCTCTTAATACTAGATAATTAAATACTGTTTTTCTTTTTCCAGTAGATAATAATAAAGTACGTTGAAACCTCGCTGAATTTTTTGGAGGTTTCTTTAAATATTGATTAGTTATTATATTAATAACATCTCCTTCTCTATTAATAATATAATTATCAATATCTGGAATATGGTAAAAACCAGAATGGGTGGTTGATTCTATTGGTTTAAATTTTGTTTGCATATATTAATGGATAGTTGTATTTTGCACAGTTGGAAATATAGTAGCTGCTGCATTACCCATTCTACAGTATAACATACTTGTATCTATGTTATATGTGTTGGTTAATTTATTAAGGTATAAAGTGATTACCTCATTAAACTGTTCTATTGTAAGGACCTTTGTCGGCAATATCTCATTACCAATAAACTTAATATATTCCATACTACGAGCAATTATTATATAATGTGCTGTTTCAGTGATTTCGATATCTTCATTCTTTATTTTTTCTAATATTTCAGAATATACTTGAAGGATATCATCTACCAAAAACTCTATTTTATCTTTATCAGATGTTAGTGATAAAAGTTGATTTATTTTTGATGGCGTTTCTGTATTCATTTTTTCATTCTCCTATTTAATTAAATTATCTAGACTACATTATATCAATGTATCCATTTAGTAATATATGTATGAATAAATTTTGAATATTAATAATAGGTATAGAGCATGTAGCCTAGGCTACATGCTCTATACCTATATATAACAGCTATTGCTTATACTTTTAACTTATAAGTTAACAATATTAAAAAGTCATCACCAGGGGTAGATCCATACACATTATAGTCTACTTTATTCCTTTTACATATTTCATGTAATTGAGATGTTACCAAATATAAATCATTTATATTATTAGGTATTTTATCTATATATGGCTCAATATTATTAGTCTTTATTTTTAAAGTGATTGGATGACAAGAAACTGCAGATAACTTTGCTTGTAAGGCTAATAACCCCAAAATTCCTTTTTGAATAATTCTGTCATTAGAATGTCCAAATTCATATAACAATTTAGCTCTATCTGATAAAAAATCCAATGATGTTACTTTTTCAAATTTTATTCTATCAAAGAATAAAATATATAAATAAAATCTATCAAATACAATATCACAAGAATTACCTAAGTAATCTATATCTTCTAATACCACAGTAACCGCAGCAGGTAAATCATTTTCTGGTACTATTAATAATCTTTCTATAACTCTTAATACTGGTCTAGTGGTTTCAAAAATATCAATTCCTATAAAGAATCTAACGATTGTAACAATCACACTAATAGCTAAAATAGCATAACAGAAGTAAAATAAATATTGTTCAGACATAATAATAGATAATGTATTTAGGTTAAAAGAATAAAGATAACTATATTAAGCTGCTAGCTTATATTGATTATCAAGTTGGAGTATAGCTGGTATGGCTGTTTGTGGGTATTTACTCAATAGAGTTAATGAATCTTTAGTTGCGGTTAACAAAGGGGATAATAAACTTACAACCTCATTATTTCTAGTATCTATATCCCATAGATTATATATGCTATATAAACCCTGTGCAAAATATTGTCCTGCTAACTTTAAACCAATAGTGTTATCATCTAAGGTTATTTTATAATTATTTAGTATAACAGAAACTAAATATCTTCTATAACCAACTGATATATTACCTGAATAATTATTTAGAAGATTTATAACCATATGATAATTACCTGCTTTTGCACAAACCTCACATGTTTTTTTAATTGCTATTTCCATTAAGTCATTATCTATATTTAAATTACTTAAAATAGTATATGGTTCTGTATTACTAATAAAAGTACCTATATCAGATATATCTGTATCAGTTAATTTATTTATAATATCTATGCTATTTGAGATGTTATTAGTATCTACTTTAGTTAATGTATCAGTAAAGGTATTTAAATTATCTATACCAACAGTGGTAGCTGCATCTGTTAAGTCAGATAGAGTTTGCGCCCCTACTATATCCATCTGTGTTAAGGTAGCACCAATTGTCATTAGATTACTAGATTGCATTTGAGTTACTGTATCTAATAATGTATTTGGGGTAGTAGCAGTGACTACATTAATCATATTTCTAATACTATCTAAACCAAGTGTAGTAGTATCATCTACGATTGTAGATATATCAACTGAACTGATATTATTAACTGCAGTAGTTAAACTAAATACTGCATCTATACCATATGTGTTTACATTATCAATCAATGGTTGATAAGTGCCACTGTGGTCATTAGATAAATATACCCCAACTCCTTGAGCTTTAATAATTTCCAATACTCCTAATGCATCTGCTATTGAATAACCAGAAATTACTGTAATAATAGAGTGAGTAGCTATATTACCATTAGTATATACACTAGAAGCTATAACATCTATATCCTGATAATTATAAGTTACTAAATTATGTGCTGTTCTTACACAAACATCTGTATGGACAGACATGATGTTATATAAGTTAAGGGTATTTGTATAACCCAATAATAACCCAAAATGAGTTGTTAATCTAATATTAGTTAAATCATTAATACTTTTCATTACTACAACTGCTGCATGTACAACTACAGCAGAAATATGATTAACAGCAAATATAATAGACTTAGATAAAGTAGTACCTATCATTTTAATACCATGAGATATTATAGCCATAAAAATTGATGGAGTATTTACCACAAAGGCTACCATATGTGCTATATTACTAATACCTTTAGCTAATAAAAACCCAGTAGCAGCGATAGTGTGTGTTGTTGTAGCACCTATCATAGCAATACCTAGAGCTAATTTAGCAATAGGATTAACAATAGCGGTAGTTATTCCTAGAGCTGTATTTACAGCAGTGGTAGCTATATATGAAGCTGTATGTACCACTGATCCTACTAAATTAAGAACACTAGACATTATTGACATACCAGTTATAATAATATTAGCTGGTATAGTTAATATATTTAAACCAAGATTAGTAATAGCTCCTAGAAAACTATTGATATTATGGATTACATCCATAATTGGTACAGCTCTTAATAAGTCAGATAAACTTAAACTAGTTGGCAATTGCGTTGATATCTCCATTAAAACATTAGGTAAAGATAACCCTTCATCTAATAGATATTTTGCTAAGTCTGGTAGTTTTTCTAATTCAGCTAATAGCTCCGGTGGTACTATTGTACTTACATAATCTATAACATTGTCTATTTGTAATTCAGTTTGACTTAATATGCTTAAATCAGTTACAGCATATGGATCTCTAGTAACTTTCTCCATAAAAGGAGATATTTCAAAACTAGTTTTAGCTAATGGTTTAATAGGTACAGATGGTGGAAATGGGGATACTATTGTACTTGGATTTGAAGTAAAAGATAATAATGCTGTGAAACTTGTTAAATCTGGATTCATGATGATTCTCTACAAAAAAAAATATAGAGAGTACAGATATCTGTACTCTCTAATATAAGTTATACTTCTTCCTCTATTTCTGATATTGATGACTCTTTATATATATCATCTATTTTTATAGTTAACTCATGTGGTTTGTTATGCTTCCATAAAATTAGTTTAATCTCCATTTTTTCATATTGTAATATGGTAAGACCTTTTAAAAGACCACTCCAAGATATTTTTGTTTTAGATAAACCTCTAGATATATTTCCTTTTAAACTAGCAGCTTCTTTTTCGGTGGTATTTTGTAAGGCCCTAGCCTGCCATTTATTTAATAAAGTATGCCAGGTAGCTCCATCTATATTTGTTTGCCATAATAAAATTCTCCATATTCTAGCAAGTGCACAGCTACTTTCATGAATCCCAGTTAAGCCATCATCAATGACTTTAAGCATAGGGTTGTTGGATTTCTTACCTTTGGCCATGATATTCTACCAATAATTCTGAAAATGAGATAAATGCTTTTAAAACATGATTAGCTTTAAGATCAACATAGTCATGATGATCTAAATGTCTATATTTCTTTAGTTCCGTAATACTAAGTAAAGAAATTCTATATATTGACCTTAATGAAGAATCTCTATATTTAGATTCTTCATTTAAATAACACCATCGATCTAATCTCCTTGATTTTAACTTAGCTTTACTTTTTGGGGGATTAATTACTTTATGATATATGTATTCATAAGTAATTCTATCAAATTCTTCTAACATGTTATGTAAGCAATCACAATTACTTTTAATATATAAAGAGTGAAAAACTAGTGGTGATATATTAAAGTCTATTTGTTTTAAAACAAAAGTTCCTATCATTTCAGCCTTACCTAGTAAGGTGTCTTGTTGTTGTAACTTACGTTGTAACAACCACCACTTAAATCTTAAATTTAATTGTTTGAGATATTTAATCATTGTTTAATGTTCCTATTTAAATTGCATTAAGATATACATCTATTAAATAATATATGTATATAAATATTTTGAATATATAGAAGGATTATAAAAATGTTAGAAGAAAATTTAGATACAATAGATTTATCTCCAGATGCTGTAATAGAATATGCACAACGTACTAGAATAGAACTAATACAAGATAAAGACATATCTCCTAAAAATAAAATATTAGCTTTAACAGGTTTAACCAATACAGCTGTAGCACTAAAAAGAATTGAAGCAGATAATAACAATGCTACCGCAGATAGAGATACTGCAGTAGCATTAGCTAATATATTGAAGAATGTAAGTGATAACCCATTTGTTAATGTTAATTCTACTAATGCTAACATTAAGATTATTAACCCTATATTACCAGAAATAGAGTTAGTGCCAGATGAAACATCTACGGATGTTCACATTATAGATTATGACGATATAATGCAAAAGAGTTAATTATTAATAATTGGTAATTGTTCAATTAACAAAATTACTAATAACCAAGGGTAATCCTGCAATAGATCTCTATTATGTTTACCTAGGTTTGTATTTTCATTATAATCCCTATCTTCTTTATTTTTAGCTCTATCCATGCTATAATAAATATAGGTAATTATATCTTTCCAATCATTAACAATTACTCCAGATAAGAAACTAAAATCATGTGTTATATTAAGTAACTCATTAAAAACATTTACTTCTATCTTATCAGTTTCAGTTTCTGGTAATGTTAAATCTTCTAAAGTTAGAATTAAACTTTCTACCCCTTTAGGAGTTACTCGTATAAACTGTGATCCATTCTGTTGTTTTATATGTTGAATATAATTAGATACTTTTTTATATCTACGATTAGATTCAATTATGGTATTAAGAGTTTGTAATAACTCAGTTAATGTATCTCTATTTATGTTATTAGTTATCATTTTTATCTTTTAATAAAGTATATACTTTTCTAAGAGTACTAATATCAGTTGATAATAGCTGTAAAGCTATATCATGTACTAGTTTACGTTTTTGAGTTGGTAATGAGGTTATTTTGATATGTATAAAGTTTTGAATATCGACAGCTAAGATTCTTAATTTGTTTTCTTCTTTTTGTTTAATATCAAAAAAAGAAATAATATTATTTAATTTATCTTCTGCTATGGGATAAATACCTCTCTCTATTTTACTAAGATGAGAATCTGAACAACCAATTGCTTTAGCTGCCTCTCTTTGTGTTAATTTAAACCTAGCTCTTAATTTTTTTAATTCTTTACCAAATGTAGTTGCATCAGACATTTTTACTCCTAGAAAAAATATAAAAGAATAAATACTATGTCAGTATAATAACTGACATAGTATTATTACCGTCTAAATTATATATTATTACAGAAACTTAAATTAGTTATTATTCTATTTCTGTGAGCTGACGGTAAGGCGCTATCTACTTCTAATAACTTTAGATACAATTCTTTAGCTTCATCAATATACCCCGCATAATAAGCACATACTGAGAACTCATCAATTAAAGACCATGACCAAACATCTAAATCTACAAATAATCCATTTGGTGGATAATTTGTAATTAAGGAAAGAGCATGTTTACCATAGATATAAGCTTGTTGGTATTTACAATGTAAAGTTAATAATTTAACTATATCTCTATATACCTCTAATCTAGTAGGGGCTAGTTCTATAGCAGCTAAATAATCTTTCATTATATTGGTTAATGGTTCTTTAGCTATTTCTTTTAACCTAGCCATATATACATAAGCAATATATCTTTCTTGATCCCAAAAACCTAATTTTGTCCTAATATTATAATGTTTAATAGCTTTATTAATATTACCATCTCTTTTATAACTCTCAGCTAAATAAAAATGATACCTAGAAATTAATAATGGATCTTTTTCAGTTTTTAAAGCTGCAGACATTAGAGCAATATGCCCTTTCCATTTATTAGTACAATCTATAGAAGCTGCACCATCTTGTCTAGTAGTAATAAATATTGAATCTGGATCTACAGTTCCAAGGTTGTGTAGTTCATTACAATCCACAAACTCATGCACTACACTTTTATATATAAACGGTTTTTTATTACTAAATAAATAGATTCTAGTATAACGTAAAGGCTCATAAACAGCAGTAACATGATAGGCATCCGCAGTTAAACTATTTTTAAATTCATCTATATCAACGCCTTCTTTGATATTCATTATTTCATCAGCATCTATCATAAAGCAGTAGTCTATATCTGGAGCTACTACTTTCATATCTTTAGTTACATTAGATCTATTTACTGCAAAGTTTACCCATTTGTTTTCTGTTACCATACCAGGTATATTGTTTATATATAACCAATGCCTAATAATCTCTTGTGTACCATCAGTAGATCCAGTATCAGATACATAAACATAATCAGCTATTGCTTTAGCACTATCTAAACATCTAGTAATAACATGGGCTTCATTTTTAACAATTAATGTTAATGCTATTTTAGTCATTTAAAAAATTCCATAATATTTTTAATTAAGATTTATTATCAACTAAATCAATAAATTTTTTAATTACATTATTGAGTAATTTATACTTTACAGAATATGACTTTGTTAGTAATGCTTCTTCAGTAGCTTTGTTAATATCATTTAAAATAATTTCATTAACAGTTTGTAATTGTTTAAGCTCAATGCATTTTCTATCATATTTACTTTTTAAAGTATTAATTTCTGCATATCTATCCATATTTAAATGCTGAAGAATTGTAACTAAAGCATCAAGTGTATATCTAGATTTACCAGTATGAGTTTCTTCAATATAGAAATTTTTTAATTTAATATTTTTTGATAAATATGCATGTGATAACAAATGTTCTAACACAATTGTTACTTCGGTACTATTAGGTGATAAATAAAATAAATAATCATTTATAGTCTCTTTTATATATTCTAATTGCTCCAATTCCTTTTCAGCTACTTTTGATTTAATAAAGTTTTTAACACTTGAGATAATTGACATATGTAATATTCCTAATTAGATTAATAGATTTATACTTTAGATAGTTTTCCAAGAGTATAGCTGTACATCTTCGTCATTTTTACTAATAAAGTTTTTATCTCTACCAGTTAAAGTTTTATTTCTAAACCAAACCCCAGTAACAGGATTAAAGGTTAATTTCTCACTTTCACCATTTGTATAAGTAACTAAATAGATACCTTCTTTAGTAGGATACTTAAAATTAGGTGAATTAACATCAAAACCTATATTTAAAGCTCGATCAATAATATCCATTTTATATATCCTTCTATTACTAAGTAACTTATAAAAATTAGGGTTAGATAATCTATTAATAAAAAAAGATAATACATTTAAAAGTAAATTAGTCATTTCTTATTCTCTTTAAAATAGTCTGGAGATATAAAAACTGAAACATCTCCTAAGTTAATTAACTCTAAATCTAAGAAAGGAGCTAAACTAGCAGGTATTTGTCTTCTAGCTTCTTCTCCCTCTCCAGTGTTTTCCATACCTTTACGATAACAAAATGGTGTCATGCAGGTTACTAATGGCATGGGGTTTTCTAATAAGTTATTCCCATGTATTAATAACCACTCGTCTAAGTTATAAATAACAAATCTATCATATGAACTTTTTATATAACTAGGAGTTAAATTACCAATTGGAATATGTACTCTAGTAATAGCTTCTGTATATAAAATCTCTCGAAGACAAATAAATAATTCTTTTATTTCTTTTTTAGTAAATTCATATGGATATGTATTTATAACTAATTTAAACTCTACACTCTGTGGATGTTCAGGGTCACCTTCTTTTGATTGTGATATATAATCAGATAATATCTTAATTAAAGCTGTTCTCTTAGTTAACTTTAACAAACTAATATCTCTAGTCTTCCATCTTTCTTCTAATACACTATCATTAATCTCTGGATTTAATAATGATAGTGTATTATGTTGTCTAGTTATATATCCATTATCAAATAATGGTAATACCCAATCTTCATTAACTTCTATTACAGTAGCTAACTTAACATCAAAGAAACAATCTAAATTAATTAATATTTTTATTGTTTGCATAAAACTGAATATATTTTATCAAAGTAGTTAGCACGTTGATCTAAACCTAATAATGCTACATTTACTTTTCTAGTTATTTTAACTATAGTATCTAAAGAAGAATCTTTACACAATTCAAAGATATTATTTTTATGAAAGAAATAAGCAGCTGATGATAAAGGATAAGTATTAGCTACTAGATCAGGTTTGTTAATAATATCTACTTTTAAATACTCTCCAAATAAGTCATAAAAATATTTACCGGTAAGTTCTATATATCCTCTACCTCTATACTTCCAACCATCCCCAGATTCCTCATTTCCATTTCCATTTTTATTAGCATAAACATGATTAGCTATTTTTTCTGGATTATGAGCAAAAGCTGAAGCTTTAATAGAATCATGAAAATAGTCTTTAAATACAGCCATAAGACCATCTGTGGTATAATTAAGATTTTCATATACTACAGTAAAGTTTTTACTTTCATGTGCACATTGAGCTAGTAGATGTGCTAATTCTAGATTCTTAGTAATATTAAAAGTTTCTAATACCATTGGTAGTTCCATAATAATTGATTGTGGAACTAAACCAACTAACTTATTTATATTTATCTCTCCATATATTTCTACATCTGTAAATGGAGATTCATCTATATGAATAAATGTTGGGTTTTGACCTCTAGGATACTTTTGACTATATTTTAATAAAGTATCTAAAGTGTTCTGTCCAACCACCCCATCAGCTACTAAGTTATTATTCTTTTGAAACTCAAGAACCGCCTTTAGAGTATCATTATCAAATCTACCAGTAACAGGTATCTTTAATTTTTCTTGCATTGAAGACACTTCTATACCTTCTGCTCCTAATCGCAAAACCATAAATTACCTCTTTACTTAAAATTATACGTTACTAGATATATGCATACCTAATAGTAGATTTTTCAATGTTTCATTGCTAACTGCTCTACTGCCTAATTCTCTCATTTCTTTTAGAGTATAAGTACCTGTAGTTAGAATCTTACGTTTTGATTCTCTAAAGGCTATTACATTACCACCTCTTATAGAAATCAGTTCTTCAATACCATTTCTTAAGCCTAATGAATCTAGATTCATAATTTCTGGTAATGATAATCTGCTAGTTTTAGATGTACCAGCTGGTTGACCAGTTAGTGAATCAATAAATGATGAATCCTCTACTACTTTCTTACCTTTCATTACATGCTGTGATTGTCTACGTACAGGCATATGAATTATAAAGTATTCCTCAGGTGTTAAATATTTAACACCTGAAACAGGATCTATTAGCCATAATCTTTGAAATACCTTTAAACCTAACTCTTTAGCTACTTTTAGAGCATTAGGTACTTCTACATCTTTATCTTTTAAATTAGCACTAATGTAAGGTAATACTATTTTACCAGATGCTAACTTTTCCATTAACTCAGCAAAAGCTTTATCAGATAAGGAATCAAAATGTTTTTTATACATTTCTACATTCTTATTACCTGGTTGTAACTTATTTACTTTATCTAGAAACCATTTTGTTATTTCTACCCTATTCATTGACTATGCCTAATTGAATAATCTTTTCACACCAATTATTATAAAAAGCATTGATGTAAATAGCAACACTATTTCCTTCACATAACCAACTACGTAACTCTGTAGTATCTGGATACTTTATTAAAATATTTCTCCAAAAGCTATTAATAATTTTAATTTGTTCAGATTCAGTAACATCCTCTAACTCTGGTATTTTACCACCATACGCTGACCTAGCTACTTTATCAAATTGTAAAGCAACAGCAGTGCCATATTTACTCTCAAATACTTTGAAAGTTTCCTCAAAAATATCTAACATAGTCTCATCTCAAAAAAATATTCGTGGTACAATTGTAAATAAACGTTTATAAGGTATATTTAAACTATTTATTAAAGCTTTTACTTGTTTAACTGTTAAATGTTTAGAATCAGTTGTTATAGTAATAATTCCTGTAGTAAAGTCAGATGTAATAATAGAATCACCCAGTTGGCTTAATGAGCTACGAACTATTTTTAAATCATCTATATTATCAAATTGTATAAAAGCTTTAAACATAATTACCTCTTTAATTATTTAAAAGATGTTTGAACTCTTTCTTAAAAGTTTTTTTATCTTCATTTAACCAATATGGGTAATACTTACCTTTTCTTAATCTTAATAAATCCATTGTACTTAAAAAAGGAAGATTTTCAACATCTTGTTCTCTATAGCACCACCATCCTCTAGTGTTTAATAGAATATCCCAATCATATCCTTGATTAATTAAATCTATATAAAGCTCTACTGGTGTACACATGAGATCATCTGGTAGGGTAGCCCAGAAATTTCTAATCTGTAATAACTCAGAAGTAATCTCCAATGCACGCTGTACCTTCAAATTATTATCTATAATACCTCTTACGGTAGTTCTAGATAACTTAACATCAGGTACTAAATCTAGTGCATAGAATTGCACATTACCAGTTAACCCATATCTATTATCTTCTTTAATATAATGGAATTGACTAAGATGTGATAATACACCTTCTCTTTGCGATACTATTAAATCAATAGAAGCTCCAGATGGACCATTTTTATTTCTAGTTAGCTTTAGATGTACTTTAATTAGATCAGTGCACCCACCTTCTTTATCACTATCTAACAATGGATATAACACACCAGTATTATAATCTTTATTGTTTAATAAAGAAGCATCAAAAATTTCTAATAGAATAGTATTGATAAATTCAAAAGCTTTAGTGGTACCTGTTATTTTACTGCCTTTTTTAGCATGTGTTAATTTATGCTTTTTAGGAGCCATACCATCTAAAACAAATTCATCACCAACATGTGCTGTTAAAGCAAAATACATACTAGATTGTGCACAAGTAATAGGTAATTGTGTAATCATTTGTTTTTTAGCAACACCTTGCCTCATAAACATCATGTTATTACCAGACTCACCTATTTTATTCTTATCTACTATATTCTCTTCTACTGCTGTTATTTTAAACTCTGATAGACTATCAATTAAAACACCAGTAGGTGGTAATACTTTAATTACATCACCTTTAGCTGTCATAAATGGTGTAGTAACCAAAGGCATTTTTGCTTTTCTTTTATCTTCAGCTAACTTTAATATTAGATCAAAGTATTCATCACCTAATACTTCTGCTGATGATGTAATTCTAAACCTTTCTTGTTCTGGTGGTAATGACTCATCACCATGTACTATTTTGCTTAATTTAGTATGTCGTTTAGCTAGTTGATTTAGCCGATCATATGTTAATGATATCTCAGTATCATATACAGATACATTAAAGTTACTAATTCGCTCCGCTACTGTTAATATAATATATTCAACAATAGTGGATTTAAAAGCATTACCAGGTCCAGCTACTGAACTTATAATAGATAGCCCTCCATTTAGTACACTTTCACCATATCCACCAATATGATAGGTACCCGATATTATATCTAAGCCTGCACCTATATTAAAGGTTGGTCTTAAATTAGGAATTCTTGGTATATTACCAAATGAACTTACAGACATGTTAAAATCTCCATTACTACCACTGTGTTAGTATAGGATGATAGAATTAATTCTTTTAAAACTGTTAGGAAAAACAAAAATGAAATTAGATACTATTTTAGATTCCAATATTAATATACATGGTGTAGACTTTAGTCTAGAAGATGGTAGTTTTAACTTAACAGGTTTTACTACTTTTTATACAGGTTTTATTGGTAAGGTATTAAAAATATTTGAGAATAGAGCTGCACTTCCATTAGCTATTAATAAAACTGAACAAAGTAAAGCAGCACAATTAATTAATAAAGCTAAAGCTACCGATTTAGAACACTTTACTATAATTACCCCAGAATATGTATCTGGACCTATTATACCTTATTTAGAAACATTACATAGTGTTTTTAAAGAGGTAATAGATATTGAAGATAGATTGTTAAAACCATTAGAACAATGGGCTGCTAATATGATTACTGATCCTACTTATGGTGAAAAAGCTTGGATTAGTATACCACTTAATGTATACAAAGAAGAAGCCACTACTGATAAATTACATAAATTCTTTAATGACTCAGTAAGTGGTGGGACAGCTAATAGATTATTTATTGCTACTTATAAAGATTCAAAAGGATTAGATAATGCTACTACTATTATAACTGATCTTAATATCTTATCTAATAAAGCTTTAAGTGGTAAATTGGCACAAAGAGCTACTAGTGTATCAAAATTAATACATCAGTTAGCTAGTGCTAAAAATACAGCAAATGAATTATCAGTTATTAATAAAGAAAAACTACAGCCAGTAGTAGAGTTAGCTGCTCAGACAGCTAAAGAATTAGAATCTATTTCTATATGTTTATATTTAACTCATACAGCTGGATATGCACATAATGAATCTATAGATAAAATTATTAAAAACTTTAAATAATAATATATTATTATTATTATTCACTAAAAGGAACTAGCCTATGAAATTATTTGCACTTTTATATGACATGTTAAGATTAATCTATTGTATAATTAGAATCTCTGGTTCTAAATTTATGTATTATATAAAGAAGATAGATGATTTTGTAGATAGAATTGATGATAAACCAAAAAATAAAAAATAGAATAGAGATAGTGAGTAGCCTAGGCTACTCACTATCTTATTTAAATCTATACAAAAGCTTTCTATTTATTTAAGATTATTTACGTAAATAATTAGCATAAAATCTTAAATAAGTAATTTCCTCTTTAGGTAAACACTTTATATAACCCATATATATGCTTTTGTTATTTTTTATTTCTTCTTCGAATACATAGTATCTTAATACAGTAAACCAATATTCTAGATTTTCATTAACAGTTATAATAGCTGCTTTATTCGATTGACTTATAACTTTAGTAATGTATGGTATATTATCCTCACTATATATTTTAGCGTGATTAAGAGCAAACTTAAACATCTTAGTTATTAATACATAAATACCATTTTTACATATGCCATATTTTTTAATTAAAGCTGAAACTGGCACTTTATTAACAAAGAAGTCAATGAAGATTTTTTTGTTTCTTTGTTTCTTTTCTAAAGGAAGATACATTCTAATTACCTATTTTATTTATTTTTAAAAATTCTAACTTACATATTTACTTTCTGTTTACTTAATTGTTTATTGGAGCCACATACCTTTTGGAATATCTCCTGATGATACCCATTCATTAACTATTTCTTTTATAATTAGATTTTTTGTAGGTACATCTAAATCATCAAATTGTTTTTCTGTAATAGTAAGACCAATTAAATTACTAGGGTTGGCGAATTTAAATATTTCTCTGTATAATATATAAGTCCAGGGTATATTATATTTAACAGAAAGATATAAATATGGATTTTTATTATTGGTTAAAACATCTAAGATATTAATATTGTCTATAGAGGTTCTTAACTGAGCTTCTCTAATGTTATGCTCTGATGCAGTAGCATAATCACATTTATTTGATGTATTGTATTCTTGCTCTTTATGAAAATTACATAAAGCAAGTATCTCATATTCATATAACTCTACTATTTTTTTATTACTCATTTTTTTATTACTCCTATTTTAGTTAATATTTCTATAAGAGATTCTGATATAGAATCCAACTTGTTTGGGTATAATTGTGTTATTTTTACATATATAGAAAAATGAGGTAAACCTTTTACAGCAACCAATAATGACTTAGTTATTCTATCTTTAATAGATTCTTTCATAAAATTCCTCCTAATTATATCTTTCTTGATATTTTATTTGTAATGATTCAATATATGATTTTTCCCATAGATCAGTTCTATTAGCCCAGATTGGTCCTAACTTCTGACTGAGCAATAAATATACCCCCTCTAATTTATCATTTAATACTACATCCTCAATATATAACCATTCCTGGGTTTTATAAAACCATACTAAATTGTTTACTGTTAAATCTATATGACAACATAAATTTGGTGAGGTTGGCATTATAAATGATGCTATAGATTCTAATTCTTCTTTTACAATATTTATATCATCATCTATAACTTGTAAATCAATATCAAAATATTGTAATAACCATACTACATCATTTAATAATATATCCTTTATCTCTATATCACAGTCTGGTTTTGCAATACTAACTCTGAGTATATAAATAACAATATTCTTTACATACTTGGCAAGTACTATATCTATATCCGTAGCGTTTGGTATTATTGCACATCGATTAGATATAGGATTTTCCTTTAAATAGAAATTTAAAGCAGTATTAAGTTGTGTTATATTCATCCCACGAGTATTTACATACTCAAGTATATTGACATAAAAAGGAATAAGATAGTTTAACATTATATCATTTACTAACAATGTGTTAGATTCATTTATACGAAAAAGTAAATCGTTCTTTATGTATGGGTTGCTTAATAGGTTGTATGGTAAGTCTTTTAAATCCCCAGTTACTTTTTGAAGTGTAGTAATAAAGTATTTAATTTGGTTTTTATCAACAGTGATAGTTTTCATAATATTTTCTCCTATTTAGTATTAATACTAAATAGATAATATATGTATTAAAATTATTTAAAAAAAATAAAGATAGTAATATTTAGTAGTGATCAGCATAATGCTGATCACTACCATTACTTACCCCCTTAAATCATACAAGTGCAATTCCTTTGCGATGAAGGTGGGGGCTTGCCCCTCTGGTGCCCGGTTGGAGTTTTCGAAAACTCCAACAACGAAATAGGGCGCTAGTGATAGTGCTGCTCCAGGGTGAACTACTATCACCCCTTCAAATGCACCTTTATCATCTACCCATCCTTGGGTAAGAGAAAAGCCATCGGCATCCCCAACTGCCACCAGATCAATGCCTTCGTTGGCAGAGATCACCCTTTGTTCATCAGTAGGTTGGTGCCTACTGATGAACGCAAATTTCTTATTCATGTTCTTACTCCTATTTGTTTTTTTTTATGCGGCTTTTAAAAGCCGATTTTCGATTCGTCTCACAACTGAATCTTTTAAACCAAAGAGTCTTCCAGTGTGACTAGTAGACTCTTTGTATAATCTTCTAACACTCTTATTATTAAGAATGTTAAAAGCACTCCATTGTCTTTCAACGCCAGACCATGTTTTATCCCATGATCCAGTACTTTTAATGGACCCATATGGGTCGTGGAAACACATAACCCCTGTTTCTTCACCTTCCATGAAAAATACATCACCATTCCATCCATGGTTTTCCACACCTCTACCAACTGCTATATCTATTAACAGTGGTTTTAAGCTATAGAATTCTTCATCTATAGTTTTAGCTGCATAATTGGCACTCTCTGCCAACATTGCTATTCCATCAGCATCGGATGGCCAATCCATTTGCACACCGTGCGCATTAAATAATTCTAACGCTTGTTGTATTACCACGGTTTCTGACATTTCTTCAAAGTCAACTTGATTATATCCTTCCAGCATAGCCATTTCTTCTTTCAGTGTTAAACCTTTCATTTTCTCTACTCCTAAAGAATTATAATTAAAGATAGATTAATCTATCATATCACCAAGACAATATATATATTCAAAAAATTCGAATTTATAAAAATAGGGGTAATATTGATACTACTAGCGTAATGCTAGCTGATAAATATCCATCAGTGCATTGTGATTACCATCTAACAAATCAATTTTCATATCATTGATTGCAGTATCAATTTCCAGTCTTAGGAAACCAAGACGAGTAATGAATTTGCGTAGACGTTGACTACCTTCAACATCTGGTCTTGAATCACCAGGAATAACTTTACCATCTTTTCCACCTTTACCTTCGGTAACAGATGGTTTTTTAGTCTTGTAGATGACACAAGATTCAAAAGCCTGTTCCAGAAATGCAAGAGGTGTGTTATCGAGATCACCTTTAGCCATCTTGGAAACTATCCACTGGTAATTTCATATATTTAGTTCTACCTTTTACATACAGAGGTAAACCAACATGATTAATTCTTTTTCTTTTCGTAAATCTGTATCTAAGATCTAACATCTTTAAATCCCCTTTATTAATAGTTATTAAGAAATACTGAAAAAAAAATAAACCCGATTAAAGGTTTATTTTTAGTTTGTTCTATTTTAAATCTTTAAGTGTGTTATGAGTAATTAATCCTTTAATTTTATTCAGGGCTTCAATTCTATTATCAACAACAGCCTTTAATCTATTATCAGAAACCTTATGTATAGCTTCATCAATAGTTAGCCATTGATAGGTTAATGCATCACCTTCTGAGCCATGTAAAGACTTATCCATTTTATCATAAGTAGCAACATAGGTGTACTTATTAATGCCACTAAATTTTTCAGCACGACCTTCTTTAACAAAGGTTGGTGCAAGGATTACATTTAATCCTAAGTAGTGGACATCTTTAATCGCTATGCCGACTTCTTCTAGGCATTCTTTCTTTGCAGTTTCCTCATAGGAATCCTTATCTTCAACTCCACCACCAGGAAATCCATAGAATGTGTATCCATCTTCTAGTACAGTTTTTGTTACACACACTTTATTACCTTTTAAGATAATGACTTCTATTTTAATTCTAAGTGGTAGGCTCATGGTTTCTCCCAATTCATGTTCTTACTCCTATTTAATTTAAAAAGATTAGAATAATGCAATACTATTCTAATACCATTTCTATTATATATATATTAAAATAATTCTAATCTTTAAATTCTGACATTTCTAATTACTCCTAAAACAATTAGTATAAAATTAAATTAATGTAAAACTGGAATTGAACCAGTACAGTCAGCCAGAAGGCTAACGCGCTCACCAAGTTATATACAATAATTCACATAGATGATATCTATATGAAAATTTAATGAAAAAAAAAAATACTACTAAAGCAATTGCTTTAGTAGTACAAATGGATGTATTTATCTAATTAAACTATTTGAGTAAATTCTCCTGTATTTTTGTTAAAAGTAAGTCGGCAAATATGCCGATAACCAAACGTAGATTTAATACTAAGAGAAGCACGATCATTAGTAGATTCCCAACCATGACCATTTACAGTAACATCTTCATCCGTATACGCAGTGGTACCAGTAGGTAGGAATATAAGGCTTTGTAATGCACTTACTGGTTTAAGGCCGATCTCTTCATTATAAATAAAACGATGATAATGGAATTTATCTACCTCGTAATATTCTACATATAGCCATGGGTTGCATTTATCGGGAAGTGCTCGTATAAATTTAAATTCCCTACCATCATTCTCCAATGTTTGTTTCAATAGTAAAGATTTAATAATTTCTTCATTGGTAAATGTATTGTACATTCTAATACTCCCAAAAAATAATAGATTTATTCTAGTGAGCATATGCTCACTAGAATAACGATAGTGGTTAATTAAAATGGTTTTGTTTTACCAGTGATTAGTGGCGCCATATCAGCCAACCATGCCTTTGGAAATCTACTGAAAACGGCTTCAAATTCACCTAACTTCCAGTATGGATGGACCTGTTGTGACAACCATTCCAATACAAGATTATAGAGTTCGACATATTCTGGAAGACTATTTTCTTTTGGGATAAAGTCTTTTTCGAATTTACTTACAAGTTCTTTCATCCTGAAAGTGTAAAACTCTACATCTGCCTCTTGCAATTCCAAAACAGTGGAATTATTACCCAATTCCTGTTTCTCCTCACCAGTTAAATAATAGCTATAGTAGTCATCCTGATCACTATCACAGTCTTGGTTCCCATACAACTCTTCATCCCTTTCCTGTCTATCCTTTTTTACCCGAGCAATATGCTTAGGTAATTTACGACAGGCATCGCAAATACATAGAGGTTCATCTCCTTGTGGTGCATAAAAATCATACCACTTCCATTCATATGTGTCCTTCTTTTCCTTTGTTTCTTTGCAGTCATGGCAGACTACTTCTTCCTTGCCTTCTTCTTCCATACTCCATTCATTGCATGCATCACACATGCCATATGCCTCACTGCCGAACGAGTCATTCTCACGGCTAATTACCGACAACAGTGAGTTATCAGCCTCAACGTGTTCACAGCAATCCATCTGTGAACATTTTTTAGCTTTGCTTTCTATTGAAAGTGTGCTAACAAAAGCTTTTGTAAACCAATTCATGTTCTTACTCCTATTTAATTTAAAAAGATTAGAATAATGCAATACTATTCTAATACCATTTCTATTATATATATATTCAAATAATTCTAATCTTTAAAAATATGGGTAATATTGATACTACTAGCGCAATGCTAGTAGTATCAATCTCATATATTATTATTTTTTAATAAACTTTATTATATCTTGATATCTCTCATATACTAGTTCACCTAAAGCTACATTGATAACTATGAACCAAATAAATAGTTTATATAAAAATTCTCTCATAAAATATAACTCTATATTTAGACAGCCATTTCAAAATTTAAATGTTTTTGTGCTTTATAATCTAAAACCTTAATATCTGTGGTTTTTATTTTATCTATTACTTTCATTCCATGATACTCTTGACCCATATGAATTTGTAGTTTGGGTAATTCGGTTGGAGTTCTAGTTAATAACTCTCTTACTCCTTCTAAGTGATTTTCATAAATATGTGTGTCTTTTAAAGAAAATATTAATTTCTTTGATTTATAAGCAGTTGCATAACAAACTATCTTAAGTAATAGAGCATACATAGCTATGTTAGTAGATAGCCCTAAAATTACATCTGATGAACGAATATCTACTATAAGAGATAACTCATTGGTTAATTTATTACAAATAAATTGATAGGATTTATGACAAGGTGGTAGTGCCATTCTATCTAACTCACCAGGGTTCCATGTTTCAACAATAATTCGTCTACTATCAGGATCTTTAATAATAGTCTCTACTGCTATTTTTAATTGATCAATTATTCTACCATCTGGTGCTCTATAATCTCGCCATTGTGCACCATATACTCTACCTAGATCATCTATGCCCTTTCTATTAGGATTAGCTAACCATTGTTTATTTTCATTAGCATTCTTATCCCACCAATTACAACCAGCTAATCGTAGTTTAGCTGCATCAGTAGGGCCTTTCATAAAACACAACATTTCTGCAAAAGCTTTTTTATAATAAACTTTATTAATAGTTAATAAAGGAAACCCTTTATTCATATCAAACTCTAACATCCTTCCTTCAACCCGAATTGTATTAATCCCAGTTCTATTACTAACTATCTCTCCATTAGTTAAAATGTCTTCTAATAAATTTAAATATTGTTGCATGCAATTACCTATGAAATGTTATTTTGAAAGTAAATTAAAAAATCTACGTAAAAGATATGTCCTAATAAAAGATATAGTTGTAAACACGGCTACTATAAACATATTATCAAAAACTGATATATTAACACCATATAAAGGAAATATCCACATTTGTACCATTACCCCTATAATATACCCAAGTATAGTATTAGTAAATGATTCTAGAAAACTATATTTTATTGATTGACCTTTATTTTCCATAATTATTAAGATATTGAATAAGTAGCGGTAATTGTATAATTACCATTGATTTGTAAAGATACTTCATGAGTTCCACCACTAGCTTCTATGATAGATAATTTCTCATGGAGTTTAGATGGTGGTACATCTTCCTCTATTTCTTCTCTTACTTCTATTTCAGTCATTATATAATACCTCAGTTATTAATATTTAATTCAGTGATAGCTTCTTGTCTCTTTAATTCAATATCAGGATTACTATCATTCATAAACATAGAAGAATGTTCAGGAATACCTTTACCCTTTAACCAGTTATCTAAAGTATGTATATTAGCAATAATAGGGTTATTATCTTTATCTAATATATAGTTATGAATTATATCACTAGATTTAGTATTAGTATACTTAGCTGTAATTACTTGACTGAGTTTTTTATTTACCTCAGTAGACTTATTACTAGCAGACTCAGACAATCCATTGTAAGCAGCTATTAAAGTACCAGCATTATAGTAATCAGTTAAATCTATTAAAGCTAATTCTAATGGATATGTATTAACGTCTTGTTGCATACCTTGGATTAATCTAATCTTTACTATATTTCTTTGTGATATCATTTCTGTTTGTATACCAGAAATAGCTTTATCCATTAATATATTACTATCATAAGCAGCTTTACTACCTATTATAGCAGTAGATAAAACAGATAATAAAGGATACCCTGTATATACCTCTGCTGCATTTAGACCTATGGTAGTAATAGCTGTGCCAAAAGTAAGTTCTCTGTATGAGTTTACTAATTGTGTTTGAAATTCAAAATACTTAATATCTATTCCTATCATTTTAGAATAGATAATTTTATTTCTACATATAGTAGTATTAGCAATATTACATTTATTGATAATATCTTGAGTGGTATCAACAATAGATTGCTCTAAGATAGTGTCTTCATCTGTTACTGGTTCTGGTTTACCAGTAAAAGTGGGAGTACATGCTGTAAATGATATTAATATAATAGCTAATACAATAAATAAGATTAAATGTTTTTTTAGAAAGGATTTCATTATAGGTATCCAATTAGTAATAACATACTATTGAAATACTTAATAAAAAATAAAAAGAGAATAAACTATAGAGAGTAGCCAATTGGCTACTCTCTATTAATACTAGTTGTTAACTACTTCAGTTATTTAATTTTCCAATTTGTTTAGTTTTAAAGATAATAAAGATAGTTACTGTCATTTAAACCCCTATGCTTTACTAGGTTGTAGATACTTAAGAGATTCTTTAGTCTCTTCTATGTATTCAGGAAACTTTCTTTGTAATTTAATAGCTACATCTTTTTCATTGATATTGTACAATATAGCTCTTATTACTGCACATGGAGTGTTTAGCTCTTTAGCTAATGTTTCCTCATCTAATTTTTTATCAGCTATAATCTTAAAGATTAATTTACCCATAGGGGTTAAATTAGCATCTTTATCCATTTCCTCTAAGTAATTAGATAAGTCTAACCCAAAGGTTATTTTTATTCTATCACAGATAACCCTAGGTAATCTACGTTGCCCATTCTCTATTACAGATAGATAGACATTGCTATAACCCAAAGCTTTACCAAAGTCAACTTGATTATATCCCCTCTCTAATCTAAATTCCTTTATTTTATTACCACACTCTTTTCTTCTTTCTTCTATTGTTTGTTTCATTTTTAAATTCCTATTTAATTGGTTTTGTGCTAATAACATTATAAACACTAGTATCAATATTACTATGCATAGAATTCAGTGGCTTACCAAAAATATTATTAATACATACCTAATAATAGATATCTCTATCAAAATAGTTTGTTAAAGTAAGATGTAAACTATGAATTTTTTAATTGATCTCATTATAACGTCAACCTTTAGCATAAGTCATACCAATTTGACCTTGGTACTTACCTTTCTTATCTAAATAAGACATCTCACACTCTTGTGTAGCTTTAAAGAAAAGAAACTGTGCAACACCTTCATTAGCCCTAATGATAGCAGGTAATGGCGCTGTATTAGCTATCTCTATAACCACAGTACCTTCAAACTCAGGCTCAATAGGTGTAACATTTACTATTAACCCAGCTCTAGCCAATGTACTCTTTCCTAAACACACCACCATTATATCCCTAGGGATATGAAAGTACTCTAATGTCACAGCTAATACATAACTATGTGGTGGTATAACACAAACTTCACCTTTAAAACTGTGTAAGCACCTTTCATCAAAGTTTAATGGATCAATTACTGTTGAATTAATATTAGTAAATATCTTAAACTCATCACCAATACGCACATCATAACCAGCTGAACTCAACCCATATGACAATACTTTCTTACCATTTACCTCTCTAACAGGTTGATCAATAAATGGTGTTATCATATTCTTAATTATACACAATTCTTTTATTTGACTATCTATTAAAATTGACATTATACATTTCCCTTCTTTTTTCCTATTTAAATTAAATTAGCATCACAGTCTTTCTCAGCATTTAAATAATATATGTATTCATTTATTTCCAATATAAGCATATAATGGAAATTTACCAATCAATTAGAATCGCGCCAAAAAAATGCGCGATATTAAATCTTTCTCTTATCTGTGTTTTTGTGTGTAATCATAGTAAAACTATTCAATCTAACTTCCAGTAATTAGTTTCTCAATATATCTCCACTAACTACCTAACCGTATTTAGTGGAGATATTTTCTTCTATGTTTTTCTTTCTTTTATAAGTTTTTTCTTAATTTTACTATTAAAAACTAATAAATTTTTTAACTAGTAAACTGTTAAAAAATCAATTTAAATAAAAAAATACTTGTGTTTCTTATTTTTTGTAATTAAAATGGTGTGGGGGGAACCCCCACCTCCTTATTTAAATTTTTTTTGGAGGGCACCCCAAAAAAAATAATCCAAAAGCATACACAACTTGTTTGGGTATTCCTTTTCAAAAAATTACGGAGTGATTTTTTCTACAAATGAATATATCGGCCCACGAAGGCCGATATTCTTTAATGTACAGTCTGAATCCAGATTCAATATTTAAATAAAAAAATATTTATTATCCATTATTTTATGTCAAACTAACCCCCACTCCTCCAGGGGGTTCTTATTTTAATTAATTAAATATATGTTTATATATAAACAAGATATAATACTAGAGTAGAGGACTTAAGTCCTCTACTCTCTCCTTTAGTAATGACATAGTTCATTACTAGTAGATAGTACTATATAATACTAATGTATTATATAGTCTCCTTTAAAATAAATATAACTAAGTATTATAGAGGACTTAAGTCCTCTATAATCTCCTTTATTAATAAATGTTATTATAATGAACTATATATGTAAGTAATAATAGTTTATATATAGTAAGATAACAAAACTATATATAGTAAAACATTATAGTTAATATATAAGAGAAAACAATAGTATATATAGAGAGATAGAATTAAATATAAAAAATTCTGTAATATATTGTGATAGAGAGCTGAAAATGAAAAAGTGGTAATACTATACTAGGAGAGCTAATAATGCTCTCCTAGTATAGTCTATGTTTGTTATTTGATTATATTATTAATATATCTTTACTTAACTCAGGTAGATTATCTTTATACCAGTCTATAGTAAGATCATCTATCTTAATGTTATCTATATAGGTTTGTTTATTTGTTATATAGTTCTTCTTAAAGATAGATATAGTATTATTTTCTTCTAGCTCTATATCTATATAAAGATTAGCTGGAATATCATAATACAAACCTATTTGACTATTAGGTCCAGATATCATTAGTTTTGGATAATTATAATTTTCTGGAATAGTATTAATTATAGAGATGATTGAGGTAATGTTGTTTATAGTGGGTTTGATGGTATTAGAGTTATACCACTCCGGTTTTAGTAACTTATATTCCTCTAATTGATTTAGTATATCTTGTTTTTCTTTATTCATTATTAAATTGGATTATTAGCTGCTGATAGATTTTGTGTAGTTACATTAGTAATATTAGCATTATTACCAGATATATTTCCTTTTAGATTAGATTCACCATCTACAGTTAATGACTTTTGTATTATTACATCACCTGAGATAGTAGTAGTGTTTGCTATTATATTTACATTAGTAGAAATAATAGTGATAGTATCTTTAGCTTGAGCTGTTATCTCTGTACCTTGGATAGATACATGGCTGCCAGAGTTATTAAGAGCTACTATTGTGCCAGTTTCAGAATCTATTTGGATTAGATTACCTTTGTTATCTGATAGGGTGAGATGGCCATCTCTGCCGTTTAATTGCGCTGTATATTTTGCTCTCTCTTGATTATTGGTAGAGGTAGCTATTGTAATATGGCCGTTTTTGCCATCTACAGTTGCTGTATAGCAATCATCAGCTGTAGGTGGTATATCTGTATCCACTGGAGCTGATGAGGCTCTAAAAGCCCATGTGACAGCTTCCTGTCTACGTAGGTGATTATCATTACCTATTTCCTTCCATAGATAAATGCCTGTGTTATTTATTTCATATAATTCTACTTCCTCACCTTTTACTACATTAGGTGCAGTCCTACGATTTCCATTACCATACCACTTTGCTTTTACACCTAATCCTTTTTGTAGATTAATAGAATAGGCATTACCATCTATATCTATACCTGTTCTATTAATAGTAGTAATATCAGCAGTCACATCTCCCTCATGAAAAGGGAGATGTTCTTTTGGCATTACTAAAGCAAAGGGGCTATTGTCATTTTTATCAGCTAAAACTATACCTAGGGATATAAACCTTAGGTTACTATTGTTTTCTGGCATACATCACCTCTGTGCTTGATTATTACACTAGTATTATAACTATTCGGTAGGGTAATATTCCTAGTATCTAATACTACTATGTCTTGTCCAGTAAATCCACCTATAAATTGTATATAATGATTTATAATAAATAACTGAGAAAATTGTTTAGAATGTTGTAATTGTTTAATATATTGGATAATTCTGATTCTATGTTGTTCATCAAAACTATTACCTGTTTCATCTAGATATAATGGATAGTTAGTAAGAGATAGATGTTGTCTCATTACTAAAGTAAAAGCTAGATTAATTAGGTCAGATTGTGCCTGACTAGCAAACTTAATATCCTTTACAGTTTCATCTTCAATTAGTAATGGAAAAGAGTAATCTAACACCCCATTATCTACATTACATATACCTACTTCTATTTGATACCCCCATATCTCTTTACAGATAATATTAATATGTTCAACAAAACTACCTATATAGCCTAATAGCTGCTCAGCTAATAAACCTTTATTATAAGACAATTGTTCTTCTAATATAGATAAACATTTCTTTTCAGTAGATAGATTATTATAATCTTCTTCTAATTCAGTAATAGTATTAGTTAGATTATTAACAATATTTAATAGATTCTTTCTTTCTGCTAATTCATCGTATAGATTAGCACTATGAGATTTAGCTTTTACTTGTATTTCAGATTCAATAGCTACTTTAAATTTATTACTCAAATTCTTTAATATAGAATCCGCTTGATTATAGATTTCATTATATTGAGTAATATTCTTTAATACAGTTTTACAAATAGCATATTGAGTTTCTATAATCTTCTTATTATTTAGTTCTTTAACAACAGAATCTTCTAAGTGTACTAACTTAACATCTATTTCTCTTCCATATTTATTAAAGATTTGTAACGCTTTATTACAAGAGTCTAGTTCTATCTTTAATTCTTGTTTAGCTTTACTATCTTCTATATTCATTCTCCATTTAGTAAGATAATTATGTAGCTTATGATTATTAGCTAATATATCTTCTATATCTGGCATATTCTCCCAAAATTCAAAAGGCATATAAATACTAGACTTAATTACTTTAAACTTAGCTATAGCTAATTCTATTATATTGATACTAGATAGAGCAAAATCATAAGTAGTTAATTCTTTATTTAGTTTAAGTAATTCACTTTCTTTAATACTTCTTAATTCTTTTAATTTCTCTAGATTAGATTCAGGTGTAGTTTTATTAATACTAAATTCTATTTTGCATTTAGGGCAAGTGGCTTTAACGTCAGAATTAGTTAGATGCTCTATCTTACTATCAATATTTTTTAAAGAGTTAGTAACTAACAGTATAGACTCTTTTAGTAAATTAGCTTCTTTTAGTTTAGTAACTCTTTGTTCTACTGGATAATAAGATATATTTCTACAATTACCTAGAATTACCTCTACCTCTACTGCAAATTCTATTATAGTATTTAAGTAAGAATCAAAGTTACTATTAACATAATTAGTTTCTGTATAATGAGATAGACTAGCTTCAATAGTAGATATTCTATACTTTAATTCATCTAAAGATAAATTATTATCTAAAATAGAATTAGTAACACCGCTTAAGTTTTCTATTTCATTAGAGATATTAGTTATATTCATTTGAATGGCAGTAATCTTACCAGCACAGATACCAATATATTCATTTAACTCTTCTACTGAGTTTATATTATCTATAGGTAATCTTAAGTCATCAAATTTATCTAACTTCTGTTTTATTTGTAATAGTCTAGAAAAATCCATTTCTATATCTGATATGATCTCTCTTAAATTAGGTAAGTTAGGTGTTGTATATGGTAACAAAGAATTTAATTCTGATTCTATTTCTACTTTACGAGTTTCAGTATCCTCAGGTATATGCATATCTGCCAATTTAGTTTTTATATCTGTGCTCCTTGTAATAACATGCTTTAAAGCCCCATGGGTGTCTCTTACAGCCTCTTTTACTAAATTATATAGCTGTATACCATAGTCCAAATTTAAAGGGCTTATAATCGTTAGAATTTCTCTACGTGCAGCAGGTGTCATTTCAGTAAACTTTAACTCACCAGTTAAGACTTTATGTATTAATGGAGAGTAATTAAATTCATTGATTACTATTTCTCTAAATTGAGTAGTGGTAATATTAGAATATAGAGTTTCTCCATTTTTAATAAAGGTGTGTTTAAAGTCTTTTTTAATAACCGATATTAGTAAGTATTGATCCCCATTGTATTCTATACATATTCTTTTCTCACCACCAGATCTATATAAGTCTGGACTAGGTGGTAATGGTGTTAATTCTTTAATTAAACTAGATTTTCCACACCCATTAGTACCAATGATTAAAGTCATTACATTTTCAAAATCTATCTGTATTTCTTCTATATTACTAATAAAAGAAATAGGACTAAAGTATTTTAGATAAATATTTAAGATTCTCATATTCTAGTTAAGTGGTAGAAGTCATAATCTGGGTGAGGTGCTTCATTGAATTCATGTATGCATTTCCATTCTTTAGTGTTTATATCTGGAAATATAGCATCCCCCTCTACATTTCTATGTATAAGGGTTAAATGAATCTCAGTGGCTATTGGTAGAAACAATTTATATATCTTAGCTCCACCAATAATATACAAGTCTTCATGTTTATGGAATTTTAATAACATATCTAAACAGGTGTATACTAAACAACCTTTAGCTATGTAATTATTATTTTTAGTTAAGATTATATTCTTTCTTTTAGTAAGAAGTTTACCTATAGACTCATAAGTCTTACGTCCCATTACTACAGTTTTATTAAGTGTTATATCTTTAAAGTGTTTTAGATCACCAGGGTAATGCCATGGTAATTTATTACTATCACCAATTACTTGGTTTTCACTCATAGCTACAACTAATATTATTTTCATATTTATCCTTAAAGGCAAAAGTATAGATACTATAGGCACTAGTGCCTATAGTATCTATCTTATTTGTTATTTTAAATACCTAGATTTTCTAACTCAGTTATTTTCTTATTAGCAGTAACTAGTGCTGCTTCTAACATCATTATTTTTAGATTAGCACTATTTAATAAAGCATCTGAATTTATTTTTCCAGTTAATATTGAAGTTTGATTCCGAATATTTATTAAACGCTGCTGCTCTTTAATTTGAGATTGTAATTTACTATAAGTGTATATAGATGGTAGTTTATGTAACTTAGGGTTAGATGATATGCCAACATAATCATCAGCCATCATCTTTAAATTATTTAGTAAATTAGTAATTGGTAAATCATCTGGTAATTCACCCAAATCTAATGATAACACTAATCTACTATAAGGTACAGCTAATGCTACTGGCATTGTATCTATATAACTACTAGGTACGAATATCTCAGGGCCATCAGCACTTTCTAATGTTATAATAGAAACACCATTATTTAAATCAGTTTGATATTGATCTTGAGTTAAATTAAATGGGGAGTAATATACACTATATACATCAATGCCAGATTCTAATAAATTAGTTATTAAAGAGATACTAGTTACTTTATAATTTACACTACTAATAATAAATGGTATTTTTAAGTTAAATACACCGAAAGTATTTATTTGAGGTAATATCATGATTATATCTATCCAGTGGCAATTGATGATGCGCGTGTTAATACACAGAGTTGTATATTCTCAATAGAAGAACAAGCATATAGTAAAGTACCTCTTTTTTCTATTGTAATAGTATCTGGTAAAACAGTATCAACCGTGTATGTTTCTGCAAATCTAATCATTCTATCTAATAACACTACTACATTTTGTGTAGCTACTGACATTTGTTGAATATTTAAATCATTCAAAGATACTAAGAAATAATCAGGTAGTTTAACTCTCCATGGTAATCTACCATCCAGATTTAATAAATCAGGCACTATATATAAACCAAGTGACTTATACATTGCTACTGTATAATTTAAATAATCAGATACTTGTTGCAGAGTGTAATCTGGAAAATATTTAGCAGCAAAAGCATCAGGTGCAGATACTAAGATAGTAGGGCTACAAATAGGTGATTGAACTGCTAAGTTAACTATAGCTGTATTAATCCAATTAGGTAAAACATAATATTTATTTAAAGGCTCTAAACTAGGTATTACGGTTAGCCATTGAGCTAAGGTTAAACCAGGCACTGCTAATATAGCATCTTTAAAAGCTTTGAAGTAATTAACTCTATTACAGAATAAATCACCTCCATTGAAAGCTACTAATACTGGAAAATCAAAAAACTGAGTGATATCATTAGCATTGTATACTCTAATAGTCATTTCATCATAACCAGTTACTACATCAGTTACTTGATTAGCAGCTAGTATAGTTAGACTAGTGGGTTTTAATGCATTTACAATAGCAGCTGACCCTGTATAATCAGAGAATAAGTGTGCTAGATTAGAAATAGGAAAAATTAACTGAATATGCCCTGCTGGATAATTGTTTCTAAAATCAGTGTCTGATAACCATATCTTAAATGTCCAGACTAAACCTTGTTGTACAGTATCAAATTGTATCCAAGTTGGGTATAATTGATTATCATCAGGGTTTAAAATAGGTAAACCCAAAGAAAGGTTAGTTACTGTATTTCCTAATTCAGCTTGAAAGTTAGCTAATAGATTACCAGAGCTGGTATTATAATTAACTATATTATCTAACATACCAGCTATTTGTGTACAAACTTGTTGAGTTAATACTCTTTGACTAATAGTTAAATCACCTACATCAAAAATAGATAGATTACCTTTAGTGCCTGCATACTGAGATATAGTTCTAGAGTAAGTATTTCCTAATTCACTTAATTCACCAATAGGATTAACTGTTCCTATATTGTTATTAATAAATGAATTTATATTATAAAAACCAATTAACATAAAAAATCCTATAAGTTATTTGTTATTTGATACTAATCTATAGTTTGAATCTGGGCTATAGTAAATACCTAAATTATCTTCATTTTCTATAATGGTAACTATTCTAAAGCTGTTTCCCGTTATTTCAAATATAGCTAGAGTTACTTTAATAGGTTCTTTAGTTTGTTTTAATAAACCTGTAAATGTGTTTCGTACTGGTAAGTCTACACCGATTTGTAATTTAACATCACTAATTAATATATCAGATATTACTACATCAGGTATAGTATATGAATTCATACCCAATATAAAGTTTGAATTGATTGTTTGTTTATCTTTTACTTTAGTTAAAATATTATCAGTTATATCAATAAATACAATATTTGGGTCTTTGTTTTCAAATTTACTTAATAAAGTAAAACCATAGTTATAAATATCTTCTAACCTAAATACTAATTTAGGAGGATTTACTATATAAGCTAATACTGTACTATCTGGCATTACTGCCAATTCACCTTTAATAACTGTTAAAGCATTCTGTGATTCTACAATAGTAGTCCAGTTAGATGCTTTTGTGATAGTAGCCATATCACCAATTACTGGTAAATGCATATTACTAAAATTAATATTATATTTATCTCTTAAGCTATCTAGTTCACTAATGTTATTTTTAGTAAGTAAAATAGAATAACTAGTATCTGGACTACGCTTACCTAAATTTTGATTAGGTTTTTTAGCATCTTCTTTATAAGTAGAAGATAAGTAAAAGAATCTACCATCTGAAAGTTGAATAGGTTTATTAGAAATAAAGAACCAACGCTTACCTGTAAATAATGGATTTAAAGGAATAATAGCTTTCTTTTTTACTTTCTTTTCAGGTTTAGTTTTATTACCTTCCTTTATTATAGACTCTTCTTCAATAGGATGTACACTATTCTCAGTGATAACAATATCATTAATATCACCATGCATTAATGCTATCCTACCTTTATTAGCATTAATATCTGCAGTTTCATTCCCTAATATTCCAGAATGCCCTCTTACCCATTTAAAAGATATCTTCTTATTATTAAGATATTTTAACTCTTCTTGTAATTGTTGCCATAGAACAATATTCTTAATTAATTCGCCAGTAGAAGATTCCCAATTTTTAGATTCCCATTTAGAAATAAATTGTATATTATCTACCACATATTTACTATCACTATTAATAGTGATAGTTTCAATGCTAGGTATGGTTTTAATAAACCTAAGAAATTTAATTACAGCTGTTAATTCAGCTATATTGTTAGTAGCATTAATACCTGCACTACCATACCCATGGTATACAATTTTAGTATCATCTATTGCATAAAATCCATATCCACTAGGGCCTGGGTTTGGAATAGTAGAACCATCTGTATAAGCTTCTATAGATGTTGGTAAAGTGTCATTATATAACATGGAATATATTCCTACGATTTATGAGTCATAGAATATCACTGTTTAGTATATAATTATAGAATATATAAATCTACTATAACTGCTGAAGATAAAGTACTATCAAAAGTTAAATTAGCATTATTAACACCTACTACTTTATTTGATGGTATTGTATCTTTTAACATATTTATAGACTTAGGTTTACTAGTAGATATTTCATTACCATAATAAGTAATAGCAGTTGTATTATAATCTCCAATAGTACCATCTTGTAGAAACATAATTCCAGTAGGAATTTCTGATGAAACATATCTCTCTGCAAATCCAGTTGGCAATAGATTTATTTTATCCATACTTAATTCTGTAGTATCTACTAATATTACAGCTGAAGTGCCACTAGTTAAATAAGCAGTTGGATTTACAGTAGCTAAATTAAACCCATCATCATTACCGTTAACAGCAGATACCCAATTTACATCAGAAGCTTTCATTCCAGATACATCATTTAACATTTGTAAATAATCTAATTTAATTGCAATCTGTGTACTATTGATAACTGTATATATATCTTCCATAATTCTTAGATTACCATTTACTACTAATAAAGGTGTTTTACCAGCCATAGGTTCAGGTAAAGTAATATACATTATTGCTTTTCTATCATCTGCTGAAAAGATACTTACATGAGTAGTATCCAATATAGTTTTAGTAAAACCACCTAAAGCTGAGAAATCTATAATTCCTAAATGTTGTGACTTATACCTATCTAAAATATTAGCTCCTTTTACTAAATAAGCTTTCTCATTCTCAATAACTTCAAACACAATCTTACCATTTACAGTATATAATACTTTATTATGTAGAGTAGATATTTCATTTGGATATGAATCAGGTTTAGATATACAAATATCTGGTAAATAATTTACATTGTAATTTAAAACAGAAGAAGAATATGCTACTCTATTTGCATCTAAACCAAAACCAAATAAATCGCTATAAGTTATATACTTAGCGGTAGATAAACTTTTTTGTGGATAAATAGCATCTGGTAATTCCCCATTAAAACTACTAATAAAATTAGATATAGTAGTAAGGTTATCAACTAAATAGATACCTGGAAACTCAATTAAATTATATTGAAGTAATAAAGTAGAATCACTTGGTGATATTTTAATCAATACTAAATTATAGTCACTAATTAATTGCTGTACAGTAATAGTAGAAAAGTCAATAGTAGACCATGATCTATTCTTTCTAACCAATACTTCATTTATATTATACATATGGTCTCCTAGATAAATAGTAGCTTTTTGGTAGTCATATCATTTGCTGCATTATTATAATAATGTATGAATCACACTTCATAGAAGCTTAATCATATGAAAATAGGATTTATCCCTATTTAAAAACGAGGATTAACATGCCATCAATTCCAGCTTTTGATAGTACGGGAATTAACCCGTTAAATAAAATAATTAATGAAGCACACAGTGTTACTGCTGGTATTGGACAGCAGGCTTTTCTAATAGTGCCAGAAGCAGCGCCATTTTATGGTGATAGTTTATATATAGTTGATGCATCTGGTAATACTTTAACTGAAGGTGTTGATTATTATCTAACTCATCACTGGGCACAAGCCAGTGATTCTGTAGGTAAAGAAATTTATGGTACTATTACTCTAATACCTAATTGGGTAGTTGGGGTATATAAAGTAAATTATCAAACTATAGGTGGTGATTATGTTACTGCACCTAGTCTAGCTATTACAGATGGTCTTATTGCATTAGCAGCTCAGTATGTAAATGTAGACTGGAGTACTGCACCTACAGTATTTCCTCCTACACCACATACTGAAGCGTTGAGTCAATTTTCTGGTATGAATCAAATCTATCAGGGATTAGATAATATAGCTAATGCACTACAATCACCGGCTCGTGGTGTACATGTAGATGATATTCAGGATTACTCACAAGTCTATTTAAATACTATTGTAGAACCATTTATGAGTTTAATGAACTCGGTTAATGATAATAACAATACAATGGCTAGTATGATTACTAATTTTATAGCAGCATTAAAACCTGAAAATCAAGCAAAAACAATACCACCTGATTTACAGCATTATAGCTTTACAATTTTTAAAGGATTAACTATTAAAGTTGGTTCAATACAGTTTGCATATGGTAATGCTCCTAGTCATATTAATTTTGTTGATCCACCATTTGGCAATCAGTGCTTATTTTTTATACCTAGCATTTATTTTGCAGATAATTCAATTGGTATTAGTAATGACAGAGTAAAAAACAAAATACCTACTAAAAGTGGTGTAGATGTAGCTGTTACCTATGATACTACAAATCTAATTAATAATCGCTTAATTACATACTTCGCAATAGGATTCTAATATGACAGTAGCATTTGACCCCACTGGTGTTCTTGTGGCAAATCTGATAACTAATGAAGTAATTAACTCCATTACAGAACCAGATATAGTACCTACACAAGGCCCATTTTATACTTCAGGATTGACTGTATATGGATCACCAGTTTCTGGTGGTTCCCCAATACAGTTAACTGAATATGCAGATTTTATTTATTCTCCTTTGTTTTCTGTAAGATCAGGACAAACCGGTAAAGAAGTATATAGTTATATCTTATTAACTAATTATACAAACTGGAGTAACATTACTTTAACTTACCATGCAGTAGGTGGTGGTAATGATCCAATTCTAGCTGCAGAAATTACAGCAGCTGGTGTGTTTGATAGAACCTTGATTGATAATTGGTTATTATTTACTGGTGATGCTGCAGTATTAAACAATCCAACTTTAAATTTAGATCTAAATAATACTAATGTAACTAATTTATTTACAAATAAATTACAAGCTATAGCAGATTCATTAGGTACTCCATCAACGTATCTTACCTTTATTAATAGTTCTTTTGCTAATGCACAAACAGATATTGCTACTCTTAAAACACAAGTTAATTCATGGAATACTACATTAAGTAATAGTGGTATTTTATCTGGTAGTTTTGCTACTACCACTTGGGTTACCGCACAGTTAAATAATGCAGTAGGTAGTTTTAATACTATTTCTGGTATTATTAAAGGCAATGGTTCAGGGGCATTCTCAGCGGCGGTAGCTAATACAGATTATGTTACACCAACAGCTTTAACTAATGCTATTTCTGGCTTAAGTTTAGGTACAGCATCTTCTCAATCAGCTAGTGCGTTTGATGCAGCTGGTGCAGCAAATGCTGCTGCTACTGCTGCTCTCAACGCTGCTAAAGCCTATACTGATGCTGCTGGACTTAACACGGTTAATGATCGTGGTGGATATAATGCTTCTACTAATCTCTTTCCAGTTACAGGTGGTAGTGGTACCACTGGAACTGTTAAAAAGGGGGATATGTGGACTCTTACAGTAGCGGGTACTTTAAATAGTGTTACAGAACCAGTTGGTACGGTTATTAGAGCACTTATCGATGCCCCTGGTCAAACAGCTACAAACTGGCTTGTTATACCATCTGCACTTAACTATACTTCTGAGAATGTGAGTAATAAAGTAACCTCAGCAACATATTCTGCAGATTATAATAGTGGATCACCTAGTGATACACATTATCCTACTATAGCCTCTGTGTATAGTTGGGTAACTAGTTATTTAAATACTTATATAACAAATACAGCTTTAGCTACTGCATTAAGTAATTACACTAATACTCTTAGTTTAAATAACATTTTAACTGGGTATGCTACTAACTCTGTAATACAATCTGGTAGTCTTGTTACAGCACCAGCTGGTGGTACTTCAGATGCAATTACTGCAACCTTTACACCAGCAATTACTACCTTATATGATGGGATGTTATTAGCTGTTAGAGCAGGCGCAGTAAACACTACTACTACCCCTACATTCGCTGCTAATGCTACTACAGCTCACACAATTGTTAAAGGTGCTAATTTACCATTAGCACTAGGGGATATTACAGGACCTGGTCATAGATTATTGTTACAATGGGATGGTACACTTAATAAATGGGTTTTACAAAATCCTGGTCATGGTATTATTACCCCATCTAGTCAGTTAACTGCTCTATCTGTAACAGCGAATAGTTCTACACATACTTTAACTATTTCAGTGCCATCTACAGTGTTAGATTTTAGATCAAGTACCCTTACTGATGGTTCTACTATTCCTAATGTATCTGTAAATGTAACACCTCTGGTAATACCATCTACTGCAACACTAGGTACTCAAAATAGTAGTGTAGTAGCTTCTAATAGATTTATTGTATTGATTGCTTATAATGCTGGTTCACCAGTATTGTGTGTTGCTAATGCTAGTGGTGGTTTAAAATTAGATGAATCTAATTTATTAACTACTGCCCCTACTATTATTTCTACTGCTGCTACATCAGCTAATGTTGTTTATTCACAAGCAGCAGTAGTTGCTAACTCACAATATCGTGTAGTTGGTTATTTTGATATTGCAGAAACAACAGCTGGTACTTGGGATAGTAGCCCCACTTTAGTACAGCCTATTGGTGGTCAAGATATTACTAACATCGCTAATGTTACCTCTGGTAGGACTTTACAACATATTGGTACCGGTGGTACTTTAATAAGAGCACTTAATACTACCTATTATAATACCACTGGGCAAGATATATTAGTAACAGTATCAGCAAATAACGGGGCTGCTGGTGGTAGTATTTCTGCAGCTGTAGATGGATATACAAATGTAGGTTCATTATCTTCAGTTGCATTCAGCACAGCATCTATAACTTTTGCAGTACCAAATGGCAAATCGTATTTAGTTAATATGAATAATACTACTGGTGTAAATACCTGGTCTGAGTTGAGGAATTAAAAATGCATTATAAAGATACAAATAACGTAGTACATTATTTATCTGATGAAGATATTAGTAACGGTGGAGAGGCTTTACTTCCATCCGGCTCAGTAGAAATTACAGATGAAGAAGCAGCTACTCTTGCTGCAATATTACCACCATCTACTACCCCAAATATAACTGCATTTATTCAAGATATTAAAGCAGCTATAGGTGGTATAGTTAATTCTAATAATTTAGCTAAAGAATATCCTATTTTCTTTAGTACAATTGAATTAGGTGAATTTGTAGATGCAGCAGCTTTAATTGAGGATGCAGTAACAAAAGGTTTATTAGATCCTGAAGCTTTAATAAAAATTAAAACATCTGCGACTAATAATAATATACCTATTACTTTGCCATAAATACTATTTCAAAAAAATAATAAATAGCAATTAGCCTTAATTAAGGCTAATTGCTTATTTGCCTATAAATAGGGAGAAAATTAATGGCAGTGTATACACATGCTTTTGACCCTACTGCTGTCAGTCCTAATAATTTAATTCCAGATGAGGTACATACACTGTCAGCCACGATTGGTTCAGTTGTAGTACCAGAATATGGGTTATTTTATACTAAGTCTGTAGTAATTCAGGGTTTAATAACTCAACAATTTTTAACATTAGGAATAGATTATGTATTCCTATCATTAGATTCAGATATCACAGCATTAACTGGTTTTGAAGTAGCAGGTGCTATTAAAATTCTGAATCAATCAATTAATGGTAATGTCTCTTTAACTTATCAAGCAGTTGGTGGAGCTGAAGGGGAGAACTCTTCTTTAACCACTCAGTTACGAGCAGCTATTGCTACTTTAGGTGGGGCTCCAGTTACTTGGAGTGAAGTATTAAATAAACCACAGGTATATCCCACAGGTCCTCACACGCACAATATTCTAACTGATTTGACAGGGTTAAATGCTTTGCAAATAGCTATGAATAAAATATACTTAGCTTTAGTTAGCACTAGAGTACCTGTATTATCTGGAGCTTATTTATCAGATAGAATAGATAAAGTATTGGCTTTAATAGCTAATCTAAGAAAAGATGTAAATAAGTTAGCTAATCAATTTAGTAATTCTAGTACTTTATTTAATACTCTAGGTCCAGACTTTGCTATTGTTAATGGTGTATTAATGTTGAGTAATTCAGCTAATACATTAAAGATTTCTAACTTTGCTAGTTCAGTAACTAATGTACAAATAGGCACTACAGTTCCTTCTGTAACCCTTACTTGGAATCCTAACTCAGCATTTACCTCTTTGAGTTTAAATAATGGTATTGGTGCTATAGACCCGTCATTAGGTTCATATACGGTTAGTAATGCTAATTTAACAGCTAATACTATTTATACTTTAACTGCTAGTGATGGCACTCACACTACTTCACAAAGTGTTACTGTATTGTTTACCTCTTCATTATATTGGGGTATTAGTAATGCAGCTTCATTAACAGCTTTACAAATTAAAGCCTTAGGTAATACTGCTTTGTCTGGTTCTTTTGCAAAAACAGTTACTTATAATTGTTCTGGTGGAACTTACCCTTATTATGCATATCCTGCTAGTTTTGGGTTACCTACTAATACAACTATAGCAACTTCAGCTGGTAATTTTAAATTCTCAGATTATACAATTACTACTATTAACATTACTAATTCTGCTGAGGTAACTCAATTGTATAATGTAATTAGATTTAGTAATTTACAAACTGGGTCAGCTATTACTATTAACTGGCAGTAATAAAAAAGGATAATAAAAATGACTGATTCAATAGCTTTACAAAGAACAGCAAATGGTAGTTTAACTAGTAATCAAGCTAAACAAATTAAATTAGCCTTAGCTAGTAATAAAATAGATGCCAAATTAAAACCAACTTTATTAAAATGGTTAAGTAGTGAAGCAATAGTAACTGCTGGTAGTACCATAGAAAAGATATTAATAAAGGCTAATACTATTCATCCAGTTTTAGTTCTAGATAGTAATACTAAACCCGTTTATTATGGCACTAGTCCTTTACGATATTTAATGCCAGATCAGGTATTAAAACTATCTGGTAATTTATTAAGTACTAGTTTAGTTAATACTACTATATTTAATTGTGCTGGTGGTAAATATCCTTATTATGCATATCCAGCTAGTTTTGGTTTACCTACTATGCCAACCTTAGTTACTGAGGCTGGTACTTTACAATTTAATGATTATACATTGTCTACTCTAACTATCACAGATTCAAATAAAAACCCAGTAATATATAACGTATTAAGATTTAATAATCTAGAAACTGGAAAAGATATTACTATTAATTGGTTGTAAGGAGATAAAATGACTACAGCAATTCCATTATCAGGTATTAATCTGCCAGGGCCGATTGTACCTTTTACAGATCAAGACCCATATGCTACACATGATGCAATATATGGTGTGGGTGGCTATCGAGAGGTAGTCAATCAAGCGGCATTATCAGCAATACCTGTTCTTAGATTAAGAAAAGGTATGTTAGCTATTACAATGGATACACTATCCATATTTCAGTATGATGGTGTAACCTGGCAACCAAAATCTATTGTAAACGCATACCCTAATTTATCAACTTTATACTCAGCTAAAACAGCTGGTACATTACCAATTGGTATATCACATGTATATACAGCGGGTAGTTTTGCATTACAAGTTTCATTTGATGGTAGTGTCTTAGATGCACATGGTTATTTTAATCTTTATTCACTATTAACAGGTGCTCAGGGTTTAGCTGTGTTACCCCCAGGAACATATAGAGTAAGTGGTGCAGTATATACTTATGATGGCACTACTTTAATACAGTTAGGCACTGGTGGTGGTACTTCAGGAACTGGATGGACTGGTCCTACTGGTGCTCAAGGTGCTCAAGGTATTCAAGGTGTACCAGGAGCTACTGGTGCTCCAGGTCCTACTGGTGCTCAAGGTACTGCTGGTCCTATGGGTGCTACTGGTTGGACCGGGTGGACTGGTGCTACTGGTTGGACCGGGTGGACTGGTGCACCCGGTTCAGGTGGTTCAGGTGCACCTACTACTTTTAGCTCATTTGCTAACTTAGCTAGTGCTTTTAAAACAGCTAGTAATCTATATACTGTAATTTATGCTAGTGTTAATGTAACTGCTACCTATGATGGTACTGCTTTAACAGCAACTGGTACATTTTCTACCTTTCAAGCTTTAACTACAGCAGTAGCTACTGCTCATTTACCAAATGGTACTTATAATTGTACTGTTAATAATGGTCTATACACATGGAATGGTACCGTCTTAATGGGTAAAGCTTTCTATACCAATTTATACACATTTAATACTGATGTAACTAATGGTTTACCTAATGGTATTTATGAAGTAATTAATACTAGATATTCAGTGTCTAGTGGGGTAGCTACATTTGTAGGTAATTTAGCAGCATCTACACTTGGTATTCATTCTAAGTATAGATCTCTTTTAGCAACTGATGGTCAAAGAGTAATACCTAATATACCTACTAGTATTCCTACTGATTCTGGTACTTCATATTACATTGACAGTGTAGCTGGTAATGATAGTAATACAGGTTTAGCACCTACTACTATAACATCTGGTAGTACCACTGGTCCTTGGCAGAGTATTTATAAACTAAGCGGAAAAACTTTAAGTCCTGGTGATACTATTTATATAGCAGCTGATGGTGTATATGACTATGGAGAGGCTTGGGGAACATATGCTGGTAATAGTGGTGCACCTGTGCGCACTTGGTTTACTGGTAATAATGCTAACAACTGGGTAGGTACAACTGGGGCACCTATAGTTTTCAAACCATATATGCCTAGACGTTTAACTAACTTAACTAACCCACAACCAATAATTCGTTATTATGGTAAAGTGGTTAATTCAGATTGGTCTTATTGGCAACCGTATGGAAGTAGTGGTGGTGGATTATGGAGACTACCATGGGTTGGTAACGGGTATCCTGGCTCAGATATCTGGTTATTAAATATTACGTATGATGTTGGTGGTGTTACAAAAGCTGCAGTATTAGCTGTTAACCAAACTAATGGTACTGGTAATGCTGGTAATGATTATACAGATCTTGTAAATTTTGGTGATTTTATTTTTGATAGCACATATATTGTATTTTATCATTCATCTACATCCAGCTCACCGTCTGCTACTTACCAAAACTTTAGCGTGTTTGGGCCCACTGCAATGTTTAGGGCTAGTAATAATGGGTTATCTAATGTTATATTCCATGGTCTTAAATTTGAAAAATGTAGGGTAGTAGAATCTGTACCAACTAGCACACCAATGACTGGTTTACGATTTGAGTATTGTTCATTTAACTGGTGTCAACCTACTTATCTGACTAATCATTGTTCACCAGCGGCTGAATGTAGTTTTGAGTTCTTTAATAACTATGTTACTAATACCACAACTTATACTGTGCATATTGACAATGAAAAAGTTTCTGGTGGTAATACATATAGTTATGAGATTAAAAATAATATACTTATTGATGGTAATTTATGTTCATCAAATGGTGGTGCATTATTGTACATTCAAGGTACTGCTGGTACAAAACACACCTGTTTTGGTAATTATGTATTAAGAGCTAGATGTGGTACTGGTGGTAATGCTAACGATGGCTCTGCTTTCTATAGTGAACAAGGTTCACAGAATACAATATATCATGGAAATATTATAGAGCAATGTGGTATAGCTATTCAACATAACTGTAGTACCGGTATTTCATTAACAGTTGGTAACTTATTTATAGACTGTATTGTAGCTACCTTTGATACTAGTTCTATCACTAGTTCTTTAACTCAAAATATGGTTATTATTCATAATACTTACATATGGACTGGAAATGTATCACCAAGCTCAATACCTATTGGTCCTTCAATGGGCATAACTGCAACAGCGGTACATAACAGTTATTCCTATAATGGCGATCCTTTTGCTAATTTTGTATATGCTAATAATGTTGCTATTGATGCTACTGGTGCCTTTGGTGGTAGTAAAGTTGTATTAAATGCTGGTAATGTTACTAACTATTTAGTAAGAGGAAATATAACAGTAGGGTTTGGTAATACAACTACTATACCTGGTACTAGTTTTAGTAATGTTATTAATAATGTATTAAAAGTTAATAGTACAGATATTACTCACACTTCCACTGGATTAGTGGCAGGTGTACTTGCTAGTGACTTAAATCTATGGTTTCCAGGGGCAGTATATGGCGATCCTAGACCAGCACCAAACAGCCCTGCTATTGGGGCTGGAGAAATATTAAGTAATGGATATATTGATATTAATGGACAATATTTTGGTACTCCACCAACACCAGGTTGTTGGGAACCTAGAGTACCACATGGTGCTTAATTAAGTAACTAGGTAATAATAGAGATAGGAGATTAATCTCCTATCTCTATCTTAAATCTTTAATTAATAGTCTAAGTAATATTATGCTCTATTTCCTTTACTTATTTTTTTGGAGTTATCATGTATAAAGCTAAATCATTTTTATTAATGGCAATTATGTCCATTGTATTATCAGCTTGTCAAAACCAAACACATGAGCAAATTATTGCTCAGGCTAATTCTGATTTAAAAAACATTGAAGCTACCATCGAAGTAGTTTCTAATTCAGTTAAAGTAATAGCACCTATTGCTGGACAAGTAGCGCAAGATGCTGGTGCTAATCAATCTTTAGTTGATGGTATTAAAGAAGCTGCTAAAGTATCAGCTAGTGTATCTGAAAAATTAAATGCATTAGCAGCGGTATCGGTAGCAGTACCAGCTAATACACCAGTATTAGATACTTCCTCTTCTTCAACTAAATAAAAATAAACTAAAAACCAAATATAATGTGTAGAGTAAAAGTTTTCTTAACTCTATATTAAAATGATTAATCACTTTTTATAAATCAAATAATCCTAGGAGATTTTATGTCTGGAACTACCCTTGCTCAACTTATTATTCACTCACAAGCTTTGGTTGCAGCGCTGGCTGCTTATAAAGCTGAAACTGCTACTTTGATCTCTGGTTATAATGCTCGTGGTGCACAAATCACTGCATTGACAGATCAATTGAATGCTCTGAGTGTTGCACCTGCAATCACACCAGAAACACAAGCTGCTATTGACGCTGCTGATGCTGCTATTCAAACCTCAACTGCTTCTGCTAATGCGGATCTGGCAGCCGAACAAGCAGCACAAACTATTGCTACAGCTCCTGCTGCTGCAGTTGAAGCAAGCCAAGCTGCGTTGGTAGATAGTACTCCTGCTGCTGCGCCTGTAGAAGCACCAGCACAACCTGTGGTACAAGATGCAGCTCCAGCGGTTGCCGATGTTGCTCCGGTAGCTCCAGTTGAACAACCCGCTCCTGTGGTTGAACCTACCCCAGTAGCGCCAGCTGCCGTAGAAGCTACACCAGTGGTTGATAGCGCTGCTACCGCAGCTCCAGAAGCACCTGTTGCACCTGTTGTTGCACCCACAGATCAAGTAGCTCCAACAGCTGTTGATCCAGCACCTGCAGTAGCTCCAGCGGTTGACGCTTTTGCTCCTGTTAGTGCAGCAGAAACTCCAGTTGCACCTACTTCACAAGATACAGTAGCTGGCGCTCAAGCTACTACTGGTGTTGTTGGTTAAGTTTAGCTTAAAAATAAATAACACAAGGATGTGTTACTTTTTAATCTCACAAAGGAGAGGTCAATGAGTAATCAAGAACATAATGTAAAGCATTTTGATAATGATGTTTTATATGATGTACAAGAAGAATTTGATAAATTAGATAATACTCTTAAAAGTACTACTAATGCTATTAAAGAATTAACTAAAGAAGTAGAAGATACAGTAGTGCCTGCTGAACCTGATGTTTTTATTTTGAAGAAAAAACACAGAATTACTATTGCTCGTACTAATAATAATCAACATATTACTAACATTAAATATGTATCTTCTGATACTAAAATTGCTACTGTAAGTAGTGATGGCGTAGTAACAAGAGTTCCAGGTAATAATGGTGAAACTGTTACTATTACTATTACAGCAGATATTTCTGAACCTGATTATGGTATTATTAAGTCTATAAATACTATTACTTATAAAATACATCCGGAGGAAACAATTAAATTAGTTATTACATCAAATGAATTTGATAATATAGCTACTCCTAGATAAAGGTACAAAGTTAATTAAAATGTTTAAAAACTTTGTTTTAGATATACCTGGATATCCAGGTATATCTAATTATGTTTAATTTAATATTTAAGGTCTATTATGAGAAATCTATTTGTATTTTTAATGTTGTTATTTATAGTATCTGTGGATGCTTATGCTTCTACCACTATAAAAGATACATCAACATCACATAGATATGCTAGTAAAAATATCTGTAAAATATCAGCTAAACAATTGAAATTAGTTCAATATAAACGTAAGTTTTTAACTGAATTAAAATATGATCAAAACTTTAAAAAATATACAAAAGAATATTTACCATATAGTGATTATAAATTATTAAAAGCACTATGTACTATTGAGTCAAATTTAAACCCTAAAGCTATATCAAAAGAAGGAGCTTTAGGACTCTGTCAATTAATGCCTAATACATTTTCTGCTATTAAAAAGAGAGCAAATATAAAAGCTAAAACAGGGCATAATAATCCTGATGCTTCTATTCATGCTGCTGCTTTTTATCTTAATCAAATATCCTCTTATTGGGATAATTATACATATGACTCAAATAAAGTTAAAATTATCTTAGCTTCCTATAATGCTGGTATAGGTAATGTCAATAAAGCTAAGAAATTATGTAAGTCATCTCAATACGAAGATATTATGCCATGCTTAAAAAAAGTAACAGGTAATAATTCTACAGAAACTATTATATATGTTCAAAATGTTTTAACACTTTATAATTCTTTTGCATAAATACATAGATACTAGGACAATTGTCCTAGTATCTATGCCTATGCTAATTATTATTTAGGTATATCTAAATTATCTGAATTATCATCTAACTCATACTTACCAACGGTAATATGCACATTAAATAACTTTAATAAAGCGGTTTGTAACCCATACTTAGCTAAGATATAATGCTAATAAAACAAAAATGCTATTAGCGAGTTATAATGCTGGACAAGGCAATATACAGCGTGCTGTTAATAAATGCCAATCAAACCTATATGAATCTATGATGCGATGTTTACCAACTATTATTGGACAACGATCAATTCAAACAGCTAATTATGTTAGTAGAGTGTTAACTGTTTACAATTGAAAAAAAAAACAATTAAAGATGGGCATTATGGATGTCATTTGACATCCATAATGGTGTTCGGTTTAGATATAGTCAGATATAACGGTATCCTTAACAAATTTCACCATTGGGTCCCAGTCTGTAAATGTAGACACATGGTTGATTTCTAGTCTACCAGGGTAAGAGTGTTTGCCTCTGGCAAGATCTTCAGGTTTTCTTTCTGGCATGATACATACATGCCACTCGACAGCACCATGACTACTTTCACAAAGATGTACTTCTATACAACCAGTAACACCCCCGTTTCCAATGATGGCCCGGCCTTCCATTAGTTGGCTCCGGCATTTTTTTGCAAATGCTTTACCTTCTAATGCAAGGTTTAATTCTGACATTTGTACTTCATTAATTTCTACGATACTCATTTTAATACTCCTATTTAATTTAAAAAGATTAGAATAATGCAATACTATTCTAATACCATTTCTATTATATATATATTCAAAAAATTAGAATCTTTAAAAAATAGGTCATATACTAGGTGCAAATGCACCTAGTATATATTTCCTTGTTTACTTACTTTTTGGTATCCTTATCATCATCCTTTGGTTTATCTGACTCATCAGGATTATCTAAGTCTTTATCTAGATCATTTTCATTGTTATCTTCAGATATATCTGTATTTTCCTCACCTTCTTTTGGAGATGGGTTATCTACATCTGTAGTTTCTTCTTCAGGTGGTGGAGGATTTAACTTATCTATTTCTTCTTTAGTTTTTTCATCTTCATCATGTTCAGTTTTTTTAACGTGCCTTAAGATTTCGCTGATGAATTTAATTACATTGTCATTATGTAATTCTAAATTTTTAGTAGCATTATTATCTTCATTAATAATAATAGTATCTAATTCAGGTAACATATTTTGACCACGTAACCAATCACGTTTTAATTTATCTAAAATAGTATTTCTAACATCATCTATGCTTAAACCAATATATTCACCAGTTAATAAATCTTTAATCATACCATCTGATATATAAGAGTCCACAGCGGTTTCTATAAATGTACAATAATCTGCATATTCTTTAGCTTGTGTTAAAATAACTGCATTGTCTTGTTTAGGTAATGTAACAGCTATACTGTCAATTACTTCTTCTAAAGTTAAAGAGCTTTTAGCAGAATTATATTTTTCTTTAATTGTAGTGTATAAAGGTCCACCCATATAGATATAGTTCTTTATTACACCGCTTAGAGCTGCTGTGTATTTAGTTTGCACTTCAGTAATACGTTTAGCTTGTAATAAATTTATTGATGTAAGAGTAGAAGCAAAATCAATATCTGCAGATCTAGTAATAGTTTCAGGATTTACCCATAGAGCTGAATAATGCATATCTCTTAACATATCAGATAAATCTAAAGAAGGGGGAGTAATGTTTCTTTTAGTTTCTGCTAAATCAATGTTAGTATTAGGGTATCTGGTACCACCATCTACTTTAATCTGTAATCCAGACTTTTGTAACGAGTCTACTATATCTAATGGATTTGTTCTACCTAAAGGCATACCAGATGCACTTAAGGCTACTGTTTCATTTAATATAGATTCTACCGTAGCTGTTGGATCTGGATCATCTTGATCTAAAGTAATACTAAGAGTTCTTAGATTTACTGAACTTTTAACATGAGCCATTAAAGTAGCAAACATTAATACAGCCCTAAAAGAAGATATTAATTTAGTCTTTTCAATCAATGAGATACCAGTGCCGGTTTCATTGTAATTAAACGCTATATAACTAATCATTTCTTTAGGAACATAGATAACTTTAGTTTTTTGTTTTTCTAGTTGCCTAGCAAACATAATTCTATATAATTCACCAGGGTTACTGATTTCTACAGTTTGCCCAGTTCCACCTTTAGCTATCTTTTCTTTTAAATCATTTTCAAACTTTTTATAATAAGCCTCTAATAAAAGTCTATTATTAATAGCATTAGCGTTTTTAGATACTGAATTATTAGCATAGGTTACACCTAAGCCAATATTATTCATTAAAGTTTGATTTTTAATAGTATTATTTAATCTAGTGTTTAATTCTTTAAATTTATTACTAGTACTAGTATATCTAATTGGATTACCATCCTCATCTAAAAAGACATAATAACCAACATGATTAGTAGGCTCACCTGGAACATGCACTGGAATAACTGATTCTTGTGGTAATGTTAAAACCACTGGATTAAATTCAGTTTCTTTTTCTACATCTTCTGACATAGTTAGCAAAGGAATAGTAGTAGCTGATCTACTTAAATAAATAGATTCAACATTAACAGTATTTTGAACTGCTTCCATACCAAAAGCATTCTTTAATATATCACTTACTTTTTTCTTACCACTATAAGATTTAATTGCAGGTCTGATTAAATGTAAACAATTATCACTAATTTCTACATACTTTTTATATTCATTAAAATCTTCACCTTTAGTAAAACTACAGTTTACGCCTTCTAAAGAGAATTTAGAATTACGTTCATCAGTGATACTTTCTAAACTATAGTTTACATTATCTAGATTAGAATGTAATAAACCAATATTAGGCAAGCTAAAGTTATCAATATCTAAATTAGTTATATTATACTTAGCTGATTCTAATCCATATGTATTTTCAACAATAATCTTTCTAATAGCATTAGGTGGTAATGTCATTAAAATATAACTGCCTTTAGTAAAAAGAGACTCCTCTAATATTACAGATAATTTACTCTCTAGATTAAATTCTGATGTAAAGTGATCTCTTACTAATTCAGCTATTTCTGGTGGAGCATTTTTATTAATTGTTATATTTAGTTTTACTTCTTTTAAATCTTTGGGTGATAATATGCTAGCTACTAGAGTCTCTTTGACTATTTCTAGATCTGGTAAAGTTTCCATAATACCAGCTGCATCATCCAGTCTATCAGAGTGGTCTAGTACTATACGTTTTAATCTACTAAAATCAATATCTAGATTGCTAGTGTATTTCTTTTTATTAGTAGGTGCTACTAAATCAGTCTTAGGTACTCTCCATACTTTCTCAGTGGTAGAGATATCATCTTCAACTGGTTTTTTATTTTCATCTTTTTTAGCCATACTAAAGTCTCTTTAAAAAATAAATCGATTAAAATATTATATAGAACTATAATATTTTTAGAGGAAGCATTATGCTCATAAGTGATACATATTACGCTTACGTTTCAGATATAATAAAACTTGTAAGGAGTTTTGTAATTAAATCTACACAAACGATAAACACTATTAATTCATATTTAGCAGCAGGTGGAGATGAGTTATCTATAAATCCTGCTGACTGGAAATATTATAGGAATATAGCTGGCTTACCATATGTGGGTACTACAGGATATTTAAATGATCCTAATATACAAGTTTACTCATTAGATACTAATGAGTTAATAAACTTCTTACCAGATATAATTATACAACACCCTATTACATTAACTGATCTATTAACATATGGTACTTCTTATAATAATTTAATAACTCAATATCCAAACCAGGATATGTTAATTCGTGGTGTATTATCTCCAGTAGATATACAAACAGCAATAGATGCTGATAACTATATCTTACTAGATTATGATCCTTCTTTTATTGGTGCAGGTGAAACTAGATTAATTAGTGATATTCAAAAATGGATTACTAATTATACTACTAGATGGGATGTAGTTGCATATGCTGTTACAGATAATTTATATACAGCTGCTTTTTTAGGTATACTATATCAAAATTTAATACCTGTTATTATTAATATTAGATTAAATAATTGTAAAACACCACAAGTACATGAATTTCATTTATGGAATTATTTATCTAACTATTTTGATTTAGGTTCTTATAAAAATGTTATACCTTATGAACAAGCTTATTTTCTATATAGAAATATAGAGTATATTGTAGCTAATGCTGGTTTATCTTCTACATTAGATTTTCTTAATGATAACTTTGCTTTTCCATTTGGCTTACAATTATATAAATATGATATAAGGCAAGACATTGGGCAATCATTAAAAACTTTAGATAATAAAGATTATAAGAATTTAGGTAATGAAGTAAAAGTAAATAGGTACCCTTATAATACGCCTACTCAAGTAACAGATACTACTAAATTCTTTACTATACCAGATTTAGTAGATAAATTAGAATCACAGGCTTCTTTAAATCCACAAAACATAGATATAGATGTTTTAAAATTAGAAGAAGCTTTGTTACATACACCATCCACTGACATACCAACTAATGTGATTGAAGGTAGCATAATACAAAATACTACTATTGCTTTAGTTAGTCGGGTTTCTGAACAAATACACAATTGGTTATATTTAGCCAGTACTAATCAAAATAAGATTAGATATAAGTATATATTGAAATTACCATCTGAGGGTATACCTGATATAACTTTATCTGCAGCTGATGCTGCTGTATTCTTAATGTATGCTGCTTCCGCTTATACTGGTAATAAACTAATAGATATTCCTACACCAGTAGTTAGGGATATAATGGTACATCCACAGTTAACTGATCAAGAGATATTAGCTATAATTGAATCTAGGTTTGTATCTGGTTCAATATTAAATACTAATCCATTAGTTACATGGAATAGATTTCAAGATTTATTAAGCGCACAAACATATCCGCATGATATGATTACTTTAGATCAATTTAATATTTATATAGATCAAATAGTAAGTAATAAAGTACAACATAGATTATTACCTACATTAGAACAAAATCCTATAGGTAGATCAGAGTTACAATCTTTAGTTAATTTATTCTATCAAAATATACCTTGTAGTTTTGTAGAAGAAACAACTTATACTGATTTCTTTCATAGATTAGAAGTAGATGTGAGTTATTTCTCTGATACTACATTTATATCTATAGCTACTACTTTAGCTAAAGTGTTTATTGGTATTTCACCTAATACAAGCACATTACAAAGTCCATATATAGAAATGATGGGTATTCTTCGTACTCTATGTAGTTATATGGTACAATTTGTAAATGGCGCACCTACTAATGACATAGAACCTATTCCTTGGGAATTTAGTATAGTAAATAGTAAGGAAGGTGCCACTGTATTGTCCCCAATAGAAACTTCTCACGGTCTAGATGTTAATGATAATCTTAGTATAGTGAGTAATATTAGAATACCAGTTATTGTTAATAGCTCTATTGATATTACTAACACTTATATGGATATTATTACTAGATCTTTAAATATAGGTTTAGATATAGGTTGTGGTGTTATTTGTAACGATGAATATCGAATTGAAGCAGGCGCATTTCTTAAATTAATATAAAAGAACATTATTTTATATCTATCATTATTTTTTAGGAACAAGTAATATGAGTATTAATGCTGTAAAATCAAAAAACTTTACTCTAATGGAAATTCAAAGATCTTTAAATCTTCCATTTGTACCAGATCAATATAGTACATTAAATGAAAAATTTAATGTAGGTAATGTTAATCCACCTTCTGATGGTTATCCTACTATAGGTTATATAGGAATAGGTAGAGGTGGTAAAACTAATGTAATAGGCTCTGGTAATAATACATTAGTAGATATGTTACAACATAATGTAACAGATGGGGCTTTCTTTGAACAGATACCGTTTGTCATGGTACCTACTACTGCAGATTTACAACCTACAGAAAGGAGTAGATTTAGATTACGTATATTGGAAACTATAGGTGGAGTTGATTATTATTCTTATTACTTAATGGTTTTACCAACCACAGGTATTAGTGTAGATCGACGTATCATTACTATTACTAATGGAGCACAGACTAGTGATTTAGCTTATATTCCATCAGCTATTAATTTATCACCAACTCCAGTTGATATTAGTAATACAACAGTTAATGTAACAAATGGTAGTCATTTTGTTACACAAGCTATATTACCTGTTAATTTTAACACTGTAGATATTAATAATATTATTGATGCTTGTATAACAAAGTATGGTGATATTAGATATGCTACAATTTCTGAAGTAGGGATGGTTAGTGGGTTTGATGTTACAGTCACTACCACATTAGGTGGTAATTCAGCTGTTTATACAGATCTACAATGTGCACAAGTAATGGCTTATGCAGCTACTAGTCAAGAATTACAAGTATATCCATCCTCCCTTACTTTGCAATTCTCATTGGCTAATTCTAGCCCATATGTAGCTACCTAATGACTTATAATTCCACATTGAGAGTACTTAGTATAGACCCAGGTAGTTCTAAGTGTGGTACCTCAATTCTAGATTATTCTGAAGAAAAAACTCATGTTATATATGCAGAAACAATAGATGCTGAATATTTATCTAGATATTATAAAGACGTAGCATTTATCCATGGTGATAAGTATGCTAGATTAATTGCTATATCTAGACAAATAGAAAAGTTATTATATTTATATAAACCAGATATGGTTATATCTGAATCCCCTTTTTATAATAGATTAAGACCAGGAGCTTATGGAGTACTAGTAGAAGTAATTAGTATAATTAGATCAACAGTATTTAATTATAACCCTTCTACTAGTTTTTCTACTATTGATCCTAGTACTATTAAGAATGCTTTAAAAGTTAAAGGTACTAGTGGGGATAAGTCACTTATGAGAAATGCTTTATTACTTAAAGATATATCTTATGAAGAGTATTTATCCCCTTTAACCTTTGATGAGCATACAGTAGATGCCATTGCTGCAGGATTAGCTCTATGTATTTTACTTAATACCCCTTAAATGAATAGCATGATAGATAGATGTATCGCTATATGTAGTTCAGAAATTGATATTAAAAACTAACTATAAATAGGTGATAAATGAGTCTAATGGAATATTTACAAAAGATTGATGCTAATGATGTCAATACTTTTATAAAAGAGGCTAGTATATATATAGATCTATTTCAAGAACTACATATAAAACAAGATGCATTTGAAAATCTTACACTATTAGATGATATTCATTTAGTTATAGATTCTTTTATTATTTATACAGTAAAACATTTTCCAGCTATTTTAGTAGTTATCTATAATATTTATAATGTTTATAAGGTAACTAATCTATTTTATAAAAAATGGAAAGACAAAAAGACAGCTCAGACTATGTTGGCTAAGTTATCTAAATTTTCTAAAGACAAAAAAGAAAAATGATAGTAATAGATACAGATAACTCATTGTGAGTTATCTGTATCTATTACGTTTTATTATTCTATATATTCAACTGTAAAGGTAGAAGGTGATAATGTATTTTTACCAATTCTGTAAACACGATAATGATTTAAGGCATTATCATATAAATCAAAATATAGATCATCCTCATCTAAAAGTTTAAAGGTTTGATTATATGCCACATCTAATGCACAATCATCTTGTAGATTATGTATAGCTAACTGTTTCTTTGCAAATTGATATACAGTTAACCATGGTAAAATTACCACAGGTATTTCATATAAGCAACCTATTAATTTTACTTCACTTAAAGCTTTAAAGGTATTTAATAATTTAATATTCTTTTTATCATCAGATTCAGGAATACTACTAGTAATAAAAGAATACATAGTAAAAATATGTCTGACTTTATTTACCACTAATGTTTCTATTTCTTCTAGAATACCTTTTTCCCTTAAAAATTTAATACATAGATCTGGGTTAGATAGAAATGGAAAACCATTCATATTGTTAATATCATAACGATACTTAAGTGCTGTTAAAGCTGTATTGGTAATCAATGCACTTAAGTTAGCTCTAAACTTAACTAGGTCATAATTTTCTTCTAAATCATTTAATATGCTAATGATATCGAATATTGTTTCTGCTTCTTCTATTCTATCAATAGCATTGATAAAATCTTCAGATAATTTTAATGGTACTGGAAATATTTTTTCTTTAACAACATTTAACAGAAATGGATTCATGCTATCATTTGCACGAATAGCAATATCTGCTAGAATAATATGTTCAAGATTATCGCTTTTTGATGCATTATCTAAATTATCAATAGCATTTCTATCGCGTATATCATAAACCGTAATATTTAAAGCAGACTGTTTTGGTTTTTCAGGGGGATTTACTATAGGAGGCTGAGTTACACTAGGTGTAGTTCTAGCTTGCCCTGCTCTAAAATCATGAGCTTCAGCATTTGGGAAAAGATGATTTGCTTTATTCACTGCTATACTCTCCAGGCCACCACCTAATGTTACAGGATTATTTACTACATTAGTGGGTTGATTAAATGAAAAACTACTATTATTTGATGTTAAAGGTATATTGTTAGGTCGCATGTTATTATTCACAGGCATACCATTTCCACCACCGAATGAATTAGATATATTTCTATTCACTGGGAAGTTATTAATAGGTGGCATTTGTGGTTGATTTCTAGATCCAGCAAACCTCATTACTTGATCTATATTATTGTTTACCCAATTGACTGCTTCATTAAATTCAGGGATTTGAATGCCATATTGAAAAATCTCTCTAGCAATTATAAATTCAATAGTAGCAACAATAGTATTCTGTGCAGTTCCTTCATGAAATTGTTTATTACTAAATTCAAAGTATAAAAAATCCTGAACTAAATCATAACCTGTTGTAACTAAAATGTTATAAACATAATTAGCTAACCCTTGTTCTAATCTAGCAACTGGTAAAATTGAATTAATTGCTGCCCCAAATACATTATCTATAAAAGGTCTATACTGTTGACATATATCCATCGGGGGAGATGCATATTGATATTGCTGAGTATACATTACTTCTCCTATTTTAAATTAAAGTTATATCTATTGATATGGTGTAATAAATCATATCATTAAACGCACATAGAAGCTATTTAAGCCATGATAACATATTTATGCTAACATAGTAGCTACTATTATTAATTAACGCTTATTCTTTCTTAAAAGCTCTCTAAGCCCAGTTAGTGTATGTTCCAATTGTGGGGATGGTAATATCTGAAATTTCTCTCCAAAATTAATAAATGGGTTAATCTTAGATCTTCCATGTGGACATCTGTTAGTAATCCAAGCATAAGTTGCTACCTCTACTTGAGATTCATGTAATAATAATCCAGGATCATTAGTAGTCTTTTTAGATCTTTTACTACCAGCTACTGCTGTAGCCTTACTATGAGAAATCATATTACCAGTAGCACCAAAGTATTTACAATCAGTAGCTATTCCAGTTGATGTTAATTCCCCATGTCCTAATGTGGAAAAGATTTTATCTTTTCTTAGATTATCTATTAACACTTTAGATATCTTTTCAACAGTTAACAGATTCTCAGGTAGTTTCTGTAATTCATACATAGCTATAAATATATTATATACTACATTAAACAATAGATGTTTAGTAGTAGTTAATTCTTTATAATACATTGTGCCAACATCATGATGAATTACTATATCCTGATAGTTTAAACATATATACCTAAACAATTCAAAGATATCATTACATAAAATTGAATCAGACATTAATGTCCTACGAGTCACTGGATCATAGGTATTTTCTGTATTCTGTAAATGTTCCTCCATTTTTTCAAATCTTTTCTTTTCCGTACCTTGATCTTTAAAGATAAATCTATCCAAAAGACGTAACCATAATTTAGGATTTTCTAATTCCTCAATTTCATTAGTTGCATCTGTACAATTATCAATGATGTAAAAAACTGTACTAATGATATTATCCAATAGAGGATAATATTCATTTTCTGGAATAGCAATCCTTACTTCACTTGGTTCATAAGAAATTACTTTTCTATATGGAATCTGTCTACTACGATAAACCTTATAGCCTTGTTGAGATAATTTATCTAACTCATACTTACCAACGGTAATATGCACATTAAATAACTTTAATAAAGCGGTTTGTAACCCATACTTAGCTAAGATATAATGCATTAGTGTAGGATATAAAACTGATCTATCAACTTTATTCATATTGTATAAATAACTAGCTACACAATTAGAATGTACTATCTTATCATTTAATATGCAACTAACTGTATATTGACTAAACCCCATACGCATTCTAGGGGTAGGCATATAAATATTATTGTGCTCAATATTAAATACCTTACCACCTAAGACTGGTGTTACCTTATATTGCGTGCCTTTGAGAAACATTATTCCACCATCACTAACAAATGGTAAGAATATATAGAAAGGTCTTAATTCAATCCCATTAAAAGTAAAAAGATATTTCATCAAATATACATCTGACCTTAACATCTCAAAAGCTTTCTTTGGTTTTAATGGCCTAATGATTTCTCTATATTGTTCTAAAGGGGTACATCTTCTACCACCTATATATTTTAAACCAGGTGGAAAACTCTCTGCAGCACATCTGAAAGTATTATGAATATATTCTTCTACTTCAGATAATTGAGACATGGCTATACCTTCCATGGCTTTCTTATTGATTTGGGGCATTTTGCTACTGACTAGGCTTAACAATTTTGTATCAATCATGATACTAATACCTCCTATTACTAAAATAATGGTTACCAAATAGGTATATCATTAGTTACTTTAGTATTTTATAAATTGTTAAACCTACTGCACAGACAGTACCAACTAATTTAGCAGCTTCAGTCCACTTCTTTTGTTCTAATGCTTTTAATGCAGCCTCTTCTTTTAACATTAGTAGCTCCTTTTCTATTCTATGTTTCTCAGCTGTTATTTCAGCTTCCCTTTTTGCAGCACTCTCTGCTGCTAATTCTTTTTCTTTAACTTGCTGTGCTTTTAGTAATACATTTTCATTCTCCAATATTTCTTTTTGGCGTTTCATGTTTATTATTGTAGTTTCATGTTCTCTTGATAATATTACCTCTTTAGCTTCCTCTACTCTAGATGCATTTAAAGCATCTCTAGCAGCTACTATATTTGAATAAACTTTAACAGGGCACTTACCATCTAATGCTTCTTCTATTGTAAAATATTCATCTTTTCTAATACCATTACTTACCTCAGTGTGTAAATGTGTTAACCCAGTTATATATAAGCCATCTTTTAATGTGGTAGATCTTTTAGGCCATAACACCATTAATCTATCATGAAAGATAATATATACTCTAGATTGTAATCCATCATTATTAATTAATCTAATACCAACATTTATATCTGTAGTACTATCAAACCCCTCAGTGGCAATAAGATATAAATTATGAATACTCTGCGTACAAAATGGATGAAATGGTATATTCTGTACCCTATCTGCCATTATAATAATAATATCAGCAGTCGTAACATATATCCCATTTCTACTATTCATAATCGAATTAACATCAATTACTTCTTCATAGTAAAGGTGCTTATTTCTATTCTTAGCAAGCTCTACTCTTATTGTATTTGTTTTTTCACACTCCATGCCAGCTATAGCGTTTATTCTACCTAAAGAATTTTGTTTAGCATGACCAATGATTACTGTATCAGGATATGGACCACCCTCTAAAGGAGGTAATTCAGCAATACATCCATCTCGAAAATATACAACTAAATGATGGGATGATAAATTAACTATTTTTAATTTTGTTGATAAAGAATTAGCATAGTTATTAGATACTGCACATTTATCACCGACCAGTATCTTATCGGTATTAATTAGTTTAGCATTATTTAAAACATTATCATTACTCATTTTGGAAAGGTTAGGTTACGGTTATTTCTAAGACTTGTATCTTAGTTAATTAATGGATCAAAGGGAATAGCTAGTAAATAATATATGTATTAAAATAATTTGAAAAAATAAAAGATAATAAATAGTAGATGGATACGCATATGCGTATCCATCTACCTACTATTTATTCAACTATCAACTCTGTGTGGTGAAAATCTGCATCAAATTTGATATTGTTTTCAATATCAACTAGAAAGGTTTTAGAACGCTCATTCAGAATTACTTTTACTAGCAGATGGTTTTTTACCCAATGATAAGCTACCCCAGAACCATGGATAGTGGTTGGTTGGTCATTGATTATTAGTCGCTCATCAAAACCAATAGATGATACTCTTACCTTTGGTTTAGATGATTGGGCAGAGGCCATAGAAAATATAGGTAACATCATTCGAGTCACCCATTTTCTACCTTTTGCCTCTTGTATGGAGTAATAGTTATTACACCATACAGTAAATTGCCATCCGTCCATGGGTTCTAACTGTATCCACTCCAGTATTTCGTTGAAAAATATTGATCCATTTCCTTTTTCCGAATTAAACATCCTTTTTTGATTAGCTATATAAGGTAAGAGAAACTCATTGTTTAAGAGAAACCCCTTTAACTCTCGGTTCCTACGGACTTGGGTATGCAAGTCTTCATCCCTATCAAATGCCAAGATTTGAATCTTTCTGCCATCGGTGGCAACAATTTCATACAAAGTCCCCTGAAGGGACTGATCACTAGAATACTCTGCCCCCCCCGACAAGTCTTTAATGCTCGTAAACGTGGTTACTAAACCACATTTTATCCCATTCTGGGAAGTCATGAAATCATAGTCCGACAGATCGTGATTGTACCCAAAGTACCTTGAGCCAATCTCTAAATATACGTGGCAGTGTTTCGTTAACACAGCCAATATTTCATTAAACTCTGTTGGATTTACTTCTTTCTTCATGTTCTTACTCCTATTTAATTTAAAAAGATTAGAATAATGCAATACTATTCTAATACTACAACAATAATATATATCTTCAAAAAATTCAAATCTTTAAAAAATAAAAGATAATAAATAGTAGATGGATACGCATATGCGTATCCATCTACCTGCTTTATCAACTAACTATCAACTCTGTAGGTTGGACAGGTGCTAACTTATATTTGAGGTTGTTTTCAACATCACATAGATATGTTTCAGAAAGCTGACCATTCTGAAATACTTTTACTAATAAGTGGTGGTTTTTTACCCACTGATAAGACACCCCATCTCCAACCACTGTGGATGGTTGGTCATTTATAATTAGTTGCTCATCTAAACCAAAACAATCATCAGCCTTAATAGTTAATACTCTTACCTTTGGTGGTAATAAAGTGGGAGTACATGCTGATGACATAACCATAGAAAATATAGGTAGCATCATATTCGCCACCCATTTTCTACCTTTTGCCTCTTGTATGGAGCGATAACTATCACTCCATTCAGTAAATTGCCATCTGTCCATGTGTTCAAATTTTATAAATTCTAACATTTCATTGAAAAATATACTGCCGTTACTTTCCTCTGAATGATACTTCCTTTTTTGCTGCGCTATATAAGGTAGTATATCTGCATTGTTTAATAAGAACCCCTTTAGTTCCCTGTTCCTACGGATTTGGGTAAGACAATCCGCCTCCGTGTCGAAGGCTAATATTTGAATCTTGCGTCCGTCGGTATCAATGATTTCATACAGAGTCCCCTGAAGGGACTGATCACTAGAATACTCTGCACCCCCACTTAAATTTTTAATACTAGTAAAAGTGGTGACTAGACCACTTTTCATCTCATTATGGGTAGTCATAAAATCGTAATCCGAGAGCTCATGATCATACCCAAAGTACCGTGATCCAATCTGTGGAAACAGATGGCCGTTTTTAGTTAACACTGACAAGATTTCATTGAATACGTTTGGATTTACTTCTTTCTTCATGTTCTTACTCCTATTTAATTTAAAAAGATTAGAATAATGCAATACTATTCTAATACTACAACAATAATATATATCTTCAAAAAATTAGAATCTTTAAAAAATAGGGGTAATATTGATACTACTAGCGTAATGCTAGTAGTATCAATGATTTTAATTAAGAACTAATATAAATAGATTCAAGATTAGTAATAGATAGTACACCCAAAATTGGTAGAGTAACATATGCATTCACACGTGGAATGGTATGAATCTCATTGGTAGTACGACCATTACGATTAATAGCAACATCATAAGTCAATGGTGGAGTTACCAACATACGGCCAAAGTCCAAAGGATGAATTTCATCTGAACGAGTAGTTCTTCTAAAGGAAATATAAACTTTACCTTTAAAGAATTTATTGTTAGATTTAGTAATTTTATAATTACGTGCATCACCAAATGTACGAATATCACCAGACTCCCAGATATGTGGAGCAATCTCTTGATCTGTAGCAACAATGATTTCAAATGCATCAGGATCACCATTAGTCAACTCAAGAGCTGCTGGATAACCAGATTTAATCAACAACTCATTAACTGTGTTGGTAATAGCAGAAACTAAAGCACCACGCAAGTTAATCAAGTTTTCTTGTGAGTTCATTGTAGTTACCAGAGTTGAAACATCTACACCATGTGCTACATAGGTAGGAGTTACAAACAAGGAACCAACAAATGGTGAAGAACCAGAAATACCTGAATATGTAGCCAATGAAGATTCAGCATTAGCCAATGCAGTTACCGCACGACCATTTTGACGAATACGACTAGCATGACCCAAACCTTCCAGAGTAGTGTTAGTAGCACCACCGATTGGAGATTGTGAGATAATAGGAGCTTGCAAGTTTACTGGGTAACGATAAGTAATAGTTGTGTTGCTATCAATGATGGTACCATTTTGACGTAGGTTGCTATTAGTACGACGAGCCAATGGAGTAAAACCTAATGGAGTAATAGTAACAGAAACACCAGTAGCAGAAAATGGTGTCAAAGGAGCAGCTGTGTTTGTAGCATCATACAGTTTAGCAATTACTGGTGAGTTTGCATTAACTGTCATATTACCATATTCGGTATCGGCAGTAGCAGACAAATCAACAGTAGCAACAATAGTAAATGCAACACCAGCACCAATACCAAGAATACCTTCCAAAGCGGTAATCAAAGGAGCAGCTGAACCATTAACTGGGACGATACTATGGTTAATAGGCAAACTAACTGTAGCAGTAGTTTGCAGCGCTTGAATACGACCTGCTTGTACTTGAGTCAGCAAGGTACCAGCTTGATTACTAACATCAGTTGCCAGATATACATAATTGGTAACAGGAGACTGAGTATTAGCACCAGTAGTTACTGTTAGTTTATAATAAACAGTGCCAATGTTAATAATTGGATCAAGTGCATCCGTTTCATCAAAGATACCAACATTAAGCAGGTTAGTAGCATTGGAGATACCAATCAAACTGGTTTTACTACCAAAGACAATAGGACGAGTATTAACAGTCAAACCACCAACAGTAGCTGTAGTTGTAGGTACTTGTGCAGCTGGAACCAAATGTGGATCAGATGTACTATCAGTACCTTGAGCCCAAGGAACAATAGTAGTTGCATTGCTTTCCAAGATACTAGGATCAATAACTGCAGAGATCAGTGATTGTTTAATAATAGTATATGGTGCACCGGTAGTTTCAGTGTGAGTAGTAGTAGTAAATACTTGTGGAATAGTTACCAGAATATCTACACCATTTTGACCAGCAGGTACTAATTGTTGTGGAAACCATACATCTTCAAAACCACCTAGTACTGCTGCTTGTGCATTTGCAACAGCAGTTTGTGCCAGATATTTTTGAATAGAGCCAGCTTCAAAAGATTCCAAACCAAATGCAGAGTGACCACCATCTGCTGGAGTCATAACAACACCAGCTGTGCCAGAGAAAGTATTAGCACCTTCAGCTGCACGTTTAAAATATTCAGCAGGACTTGCGCCTACTAATAGAGTATACGCTGCTGCTTCTAAGCCCAAAGATAGTTTTTCAGGAGAAATGTTATCTGGAAATAAATTAGTAAAATCGCTATCACGCAATTCTTGTACTAATTCTTCTTGGGTTCTAGCAACGGATAGGAATCTATCATCACTGATACTTTCTAAACCAATAAAAGAATCAGCCAAATCTTTACTTGTGTATTTGGTGCCATTAGTGGCAATAATTGTTTCTACTTTAGATACAGCATTTTGATAAATTGCAGCAGGAGTGCTATGACGCCCAATTTGTTTACGATTTCGCATATTAATATGATCCTTAAGGGTATAAATTTATTATTGATTCAGCAGATATAATTCAAATAATTTTAATTGTTTTAGTTGCTCAAAAGGTATAACCAATTGAAAAGCTTTTAATATGTTCATGCAACTTTTACCAAACATATCATTAGGGGTTGTGCTGCAGCACTCTTCTTCCCATAAAACTATCGCATTTTTATTTTGACAAGCTGCATTGATAACTATATCTGTTGGTAAATTTTTAAATATGTTTTTACCATAAGATATTGTTAAACCACGGTCATTTTCACATATAGGAAACCCATCAGTAAAACCAAAGGTATATAATAGTTTTCCTTCTGATTGTAAATCTTGAGAATTATTTAAAATATTAAAACAATCTGTAGCAGTTAAATAATCTTGTAAAGTTTCTTTAGTAAGTGACTTTACTCCAATTCCTGCTTGATCTAAAATCTTTTTTTGATTTAGATTTAAAAAAATTAATGAGTCCAATCTTGTGTCTCCCAGTGTACTATAGTATTCAAATAATAATGCACTTTTAGAGCTATATTAAAAAGGTTTATTTAAATAAAAGGAATAAAAATGATAGAAAATACAATACTAACCTTGATTAAAGTAATTACTGCTCTATATTTTAATGATAAAGCTGAGGATAGCAATCATCAAATATATGATGAGTTACATACGATATTAAAGGATATTAAGATAGACCCTAGAGCAGGTGCAGGATTAGGTAGTGATGATGGTGTTATTGAAGCTTTAAGATATACTGCAGAATGGATGGTATATAATAAAGATGGTAATTATAATAGATTAGATTTATTACAAAGACTTACAATAAATCTACAAGGTAATAATGACTATATAGAAACAGCTAAGTCTCTATTAGATGAGAATATCACAACAGTAGATGCTAGAAAACGTGTAAACACAATTATGCATGAGTTACGATATGAAAAAAAACGTAATTCATTAAAGCAGACAATTTCTAAAGCCAACGCAATGGTTAATTTCAGTGGACAATATTTTGAGATTAATCCATTTATTAATGATTTAAAAATGGAGTTAGATGATCTGCATACTAATACTACTACAGAGATTTCAGGTCTAGTTGGTAAAGTAGATTTTTCTAACGATGAAGATATTGAGAATGCTTTAACTAAAGGTGTAGAACTATCTAATGTAGAAGGTATGTTAAATACTGGATTAATAGGATTAAATGATGCATTAGCGGGTGGTGTTTTTAGAGGGGCTATGGTTAATATAGGTGCTATTACCCATAACTATAAAACTGGTATGTTAATAGATTTAGCTATGAATATATCTAGATTTAATGATCCATGGATGTGGGATAATACTAAAAAACCTTTATTATTATTTATTACCTTTGAAAATACTATAGATCAAAATATAGTTATTCTTTATAGTAAGATATATGAATTAACTCATAATAAGAAAGTAGAAACATCAAAGATAGATATTAATAGTGCTAAGAAAGAAATAAAAGAATTCTTTCAGCAGCGTGGATATACTTTCCAAATGGAACATTATGACCCAGCTGCTTTCTGTGTTTATGATTTAATTACTATTTTAAATAAATATTTAGATAGTGGATTTGAAATACATGGGTGCTTTACAGATTATTTAACCTTAATAGCTGATAATACTTTTGGTGAAAGAACAGATTCAAAAATTCAAAAAACCTATGAAATGGTTAGGAATTTTTGTTATCCAAAAGGAATTACCTTTTTCACTGGTTCACAGTTAAGTACAGAAGCAGGTACTTTAGCTAGAGAACATCCTTCTACTTTAACCCAAAAAGTATCTGTTGGTGGTTGGTATAAGGATTGTAAGTCATTACATACTAAATTAGATATAGAGCTGTTCTTACATATTCATCATCATATTGATGGTTTCTCATATCTAATGGTATCTAAAGGAAAACATAGAGGGGCTATAGTACCTCATAAGTTAAAACACTTTATGTATAAATTTGAAGCTATAGGTGGTATCATACCAGACTATGGTGAAGCTCCTAGGGCTTTGTATAATTTACCAAAAGTAATTGATTCAAGTAACTTAGTAGAATGGGAAGAATAAGTGGAGTTAATATCAAAACTAAATAATTCTGTAAAATTAAATCAGATCTGGATAAATAAAAAATCTGGTAATGAATATATTATATTAGGTAAAGGTCATGACAGAACTAATATAAGAGAAGGAACTAAGATAATTATTTATAAGAAAGTAAATGATGATGAGTTACATGTTAGAGAGTTTGAAGAGTTCTTTGATAAGTTTGAACTAAAAAAATAAAATATAATAACATTTAATAGACTAGATTAGCATATGCTAATCTAGTCTATTAAACAAAAAGTTTATCTTAATTTAAAATATAATACACTATATACCTCATCAAGAGGTATATTAGTAAAATGTTTATATAATGAGTCCTGTATATGTTCATTTAACTTATTACTATTATAAAATATATGATGTATATCATTGCCTAAAATATTATATATTTTACTACTTGTTTTTGATCTTTTCATGTGAGTTTCCTATTTTATTGTCAATAACCCATGGAATAACTATAGCTGCCGTATTAGACAGTTGAAAACACACTTTATCTTGTATGATATCTTTAACATCCATAGTTGCAGGTATATAGGTATATATACCCATTTTATCATCAATCAGATCTTCTAATGTTACCATTGTTCTCATGTCTGCTCCTTACTGTATATTTTTGATCTAATAACATCTTCAACTGGAATATCAATAAAATCACCAGGAAGTATGTTACTATGAATAATATACATCAATATAGGATTACTAATATTAATATCAATGGAGTTACTAATAGATTCTATAATAGCGTTAGTAATACTTTTTTTAAGTTTAGCCTTTATCATTTTATTTATTCCTATTTAATTAATTTTATTAAGTAAAGAAAATTCTATCCTTTATTCTATATTTATCATTTAAAATAACTACAAATGTGTTATATACTCTATATATAGTACCTTTAGTAATATCACCAAATAGTTCACCTTTATAACTTTCTTTCATATGTAGAGTAGTTTCTTTAGGGTGAAAATTATTAGGTAACTTTACAGCATCAGATATAGATTGTAAAAATTCAGATTTTGTCATGTAATAGATTAAATTGTTAATTAAAGAAAAAAAGAGTTATTATTAACTGTCCATGTAATTTGATTAGGTTTAAGATAACTATCAGTCCAGTTAATGATAGTATCTAATTTAGGTATTTGTTCTTTTATTTTATTAATATCCATCTTCTATCTCCAATGTTATAAATATTTAGGAATAGTAGATCTGCATATATCTACTATGTGTAAAATCTTAGCAGCCGGAAGAATAGCTACTTTTTGTAATATGTCAATTAATTCTTGTCTATCCATTGCTACCAGTTCATTTAGTGATTTATTAATACTAGCCTCTTGTAATAAAGATGGTAATTCTTCTAATAATTCTTCCATTATAAACTCCTATTTTTGAATACGGTTTTTGATACTTTGGCTTACCAATATAGACATAACCCCAGATCTCTTTAATTCTTTAGTTAGTTAACTCTATTCCCATTCTATAGTGATTACCAAATGGTTTTAGATTTACTGTTTCTTTTATAATAAAATTATTCTTAAGAAACAATGCTACACCAGCGACATTATTAATAGTCACATATAAAAACAAGCTGTGTAAGTTATTACTCCTAGCATCATCAATTATGTTTCTTAATAGCATTTCTCCATAGCCATTTCTTTGATACTGTTTTAAAACCCCTATTTTAATATATCCTTTATCCACACTAGTCTTTGTTAATGAAGAAAATCCTACAGTTTTACCATCTATTCTGATTATTTTAAAATAACTACTATTAGTCTTTCTAGTGTTCTTTAAAATACTAATATCTTTTTCTTCCTCTATTATACCATATGGTAGATAATTACTTTCTTTAGTAAGTGTTTTTTGTAGTGCTCTAAGAACATCTTTATCAAATAACATTGCTTTTTTAATTTCAATAGTCACTTTTTAGTTTCCATGTAAAATGTTATATTTATATTATAGCTAGTTAATAATATATATATCAAAATAATTAGAATAGAAATAATCAATCTCTACATATGACAGTAGAGATTGATTATTCTTTAATGTTAATTATTTAAAATATTTAATAATATCAAGTAGTAGCATTGTACCCATAAAAAATAGAAATATGTCTATAATGCTATAACTGAGGTATTTAAACATAGTCTTCCTATCAGTTATACTTCTAATCTTGCTAGATAATAATTTTTCCTGCTCTTTAAATAATACAAAAGCACTGATTATCAAAATAAACCCAATAAATTCTATCATGTTATTACCTATAATTTAAAAATACCTAAAAATTTCTTTACATCCCTCAACACTATATCTAAGTATAATATATTTTTACCTAATAGATTATAAGCTATTGTGTTACCATTAATTGGTGCAGTTTTACTACGATCTAAGTTTAATATAGCAGTAACCTGATCTTCACTCCATTGTAAAATTTGTTGTGCTCTAGTGGATAAGTTTGGAATCTCTCCAGTGTCTAAAATTATGTCATAAATATATACTTGGGTATCCTGCCCGAAACGAAATGCTCTAGCTGCTGCTTGTTCCTTTTCACCACTACGAAATGGTTGATTTAAAAAGATAATAACATTAGCTGATAATACAGTAACCCCAACAGATAAAGATTTAATTGTAGCTATTAAAGGATTTTTAACATCACTCTTTTTAAAATCTTCTAAAATAGGAAATACATCTTTATTAGTTTCCGCATATATAAGTGCTGGTTTAAAACCTCTTTTTATAAAATACTCATTACAAGCTAAAGCTGTATCTACATAATCCGTAAAACAAATAGTTTTCTTTTCAGCTTCATTTACAATTTTATCTATTTTACTATACTCAATCAGTTTAGAAGCTAGCTCAGCTCGCATTCTACCTAATATCCCTAGATATTCTCCTACTATTTTTAAGGTGTAGTATTTATAAACAGCTCTGCTATTAAGAAACTCCTTTTTTAAAGAGGCAGGTAATCTAGGTATAATTTTCTCTTTTTCAAATTTATTACAATAAGTGCTCAGCGGCCCCATAGTTCTAGCATCAAACCCACTTCTAATAGTTGCAAGATAAGATATATATAAATTATATTCTTTTATATCAGAAGAAGATGTAATAGTCTTTCTATAAATAGATAATGCTTCTTGATATACTTTTTCATGATGAGGCATCTCTTTTAAATATTGTGCAGTTTTTTCTTTTGAAAATTTAGCAAACTCTTCTTTAATATATGGTAAAGTATATATTTCAGAATTAGGCATTTTTACGTTTATCTGTATTTGTATTGGTCTAGCATCACCCATTACTTTATCTTTAGATATCTTAAATGATATTAAACCTAATCTATTAGCTATTACTTCCAAAGCCCTAGTAGCAGATTTACTATATAGTTTTTTAAAATTAACTTCTACTTCAGGAATAAATAATGGATCAATAGCTCTAAATAATGGAATTGTTTCTGTAGCTAAAGCCTTTACACTAGTCCCACTAGTATGTAAAATGTTTTTAGTTTGTAAGTTTTTACACATATCTAGATAAGCATCCGTTCTACCAGACTTAAAGTTATTCATATTGTGAGATTCATCTAGAATTACTATTGAGTTTGGACATGGGTTTACTTTAAAAAAATCAGAAGCTTTTTCTAAGTATTCATAATGAAAAATATAAACATCATATCCAGGTAATAGCATTTCCTCACTATTTGATTTCCATATTTTTTTAGTTTTATTAAATTGTACATCCATAGCATCTACCCAGACACTATCTATCAAAAACTTAGGACAAACAACTATATAAGGATTAGCTTTTAGACAAGCACCAATTGCTATAGCCATCACCGATTTCCCAGTACCCACATCAGCAGATAATAGAAACCCATTTAATCCCATTTTTGGTACTAATCTATTATATGCTTCAACCGCTTCTCGTTGTGGTGGTAATAAAGTATATTTTAAAGTCTTTAATTGACTAAAATCTAAAATATTACCATGTTCTTGAAAATAGTTTTTAAACCATGTATCATTTTCTAATCCTTCTAATATAGATTTTATTTCTGATTTTTTACTTATTCTCTTTTTATATTCTAATATTTTAGTTAAAGTAAAATATATATCAGGACAATAAAACTTATAGAAACTAATAGATGAATAAGATACATTCAAAAACATATATTTAGATATAGCTTCTGTTTTCCAAACTGTTTTTAAATCTTTTAATATTTTTTTTGTAGAAACATTATGAATAGTGATTATTCCTTTTTTATCATCTTGTTCACACCAAGTACTAAAGTGCCTTCGCACATATGTAAAAATACCCATATTAATCCTAATTAATAGCTCGTTCAATATATAATGTTAATCTACTATTACTAACGTATCTAGTATCTAATACAGATGACATAGGAGTACTTACTACAGTTTCTACAGCTAGTAATATACCAGTAAGACTATGTGCTACACCAGAGGCTTTATATATAAAGCGTAAAGGCATACCGGGGTATAATATATTAGGATTGCTATAATGCCAATCTAATATTACTATATTACCCATATTAGCTACCACTTTACTAGAGTCTTCCCAAATATTACTAGTGAATAATCCAGGTACTGCTTTAATATTATCTAAGTCACCTTCTCTTTGTTCATAACTAAGAGATATCATATTTCTACCTATAGGTACAGTAGTTTCACCTTTACTACTTTCTGAAAACTTATTAAAAATATTAGCCATCTTAGCTGCTCTAAAGCCAGCACCTTGACTATCTATTAATCTATCTGAAGTATCTATATGTTTAGTATTACCAGTTGCAAATATATAAGTTTCTAAATCTTCAGTAACATAACTATTGGTAAGCCCTTGCATTTCATTAACAGGTACATTAATAATAGTTAATCTTTTTTTAGATTTATCATATCTAGTTACATCATACAACGGATATATATACCACATACCCTGATTTAAATAATATCCCATCCCAGTAGAGTATATACCTCTTCTCTTTTGTAACCACCCAGGAAAGTCAACTAAATGTACACCATTTGGGATTAATAAATGATAATATATTTCTTTATTATCAACTGGGTATATTGTTGTATTAAAACCAACTGGTTGGGTTTCACCTAATGATTTTAATGGCTGTGACATAAAACCTTGTAATAAAGCAGTAATACTACAATTTCTATAAACACCACCAATGTCCCATAATCTAAATTCAGATAAGCCTCTTTCTATCAAATGTACATCTACTTCAACTAATTCACCTATGTCATCTGTATATAGTCCAGAATTACCACCAGTTCTAGTCTCTATAGATTCAGAAGTATTATCAGTTAAATATGCATCATAGTTTTCTATAATAGATAAACTATTAGATAGTGTAATACCAGTAACTGAATTAGGGGTTTTAGTTAACTGCATTTGTAACATTCTTCTATTAGTTCTTAATAGTTTAAAGTAAACACTCTTATACAACTGTACAGTAACAAATATATAATCAGAAACTGATGTATTATATTTAGATATCTTAGTAACTGATAATACGTTATGTACTTCTAAAATATTTTTATTTTCATCTGTAAATATAGCTTTATACTTCCAATTAACAGGGTTTACTTTATTAGGATCTATTTTACTAAATAGCTTTCTAAACGCAATATCATCTAAGATCATAATAGTTTACTCATAGTGATGGGTCATATACGATTAGTAGGCTTAGTTAATAAATACGGCATATAGAGAGGAGATTACTCCTCTCTATACTTTCACTTTAAATTGTGTATACTTTTACTAGCTAAAACATATGCAGCTTTAATTGTGAGTATCGTTATATGCAGCATTTCATAATTTATATTAACTTTAAAGGATGAATTTTCTTGATAACCATATTGATATAAAAGATATCCAAGAATATATATTTCATCTTTTGTTTCTTTTTTTAATTTATCATTGTTTCTCATTATAGTTGTTATGTCATCTAATAAATCTATTGCTAACCTATTATCAATATTTCTATCTTCTTCAGCACGCTTTTGAATTTTAAAATAACTATCTACTTTATTAATAGCTGTTATACATTCAGTTAGTACTATTTTACATTCTGCAGCTGATAAAGCTTTTACTTCTACATTTTTAAGTCTACTTTTTTTATGAGGATAATAATAGTATACCCCAGCTCCAACACAAAAAGTTGTATCAGTAGTTACTTTCTCATTATTAATTGGGGTAAACAGGATTACAACCATTTCCTCAAATGGATAAATGTGCTTAGATATAGCATATCTCTGCCCATTATTTTGTTCCATCCATTTATATTTACTTCTATCTAGTACTTTTTCTAAAGGTAAACTAGTAGTTTTAATATATTCATCCATAAGACTATCTATATTAAATATTTTAGATTTATGTAACTCTTGAAATGTAGTTAATAAACCTTCTTCTGTTAATTTATTTTTATTTAATAACTCTATTACTTTTGGAATTCTTGTTTTAAAAATAAAATGTTCAGGTGTAATAGCATTTATATCACACATCAAATTACTTGTGTGTTTTAATCCAGCTAGATAGTTATCATAAGAATTATCAAATTCTAAATAATCATGCGCTCTACCTGGGATTTCTATTTTATCTAGTTTTGGTTTTTTAGATAAATCTATCTCTTCTAATAAGCTTATTAGATGTTTTTCAAGTACATCTAAATTATTATTAGTCATTATATTATTTTCTTTAATATTTTTATCTATTGAATCTTTGAGATCAATTAATTTTCCTTTAAAGTCTTTTAGTTTATCAAACAAACCTTCCATGGAATAATTCTCTTGTTCTAATAAACCTAAGTTTTTTAAACAAGTAGTTTCAATCTCATCAAAGATTTCTTCTATACTAATTTCTACATTATCTTGAATTTCTTCTAAACCTAAATCTAATCTTCTCATCTAAATTCCCAATTATTATCAATCATACATTTTAATGTTTCAATTTTTACATTTTCTTTTATTCTAAATTAAAGTGAAATTAATAAACCCTTTTATTTTTTAAAAGCTTTTACATTCTCCAAACCAGATAATCTAGGTTCATTATTCTCAGTTAGTAATGCAGTTCTTCTTTTACCATTTAAAACTACTTTATCGTTTTTAAACATATCACCACTAGCTGTAGTTGAGGATAATCTAATTAACTCAGACAATAATGATCCGCCTTCACCCTGTCTAACTCTAGAACTAGCCATATCAGTTATTAAGTCATATAAAGTTTGAAATGCTAATATATCTTCTTCTGGTGGAGCTTGATAATGTAATTCATATAACTTTCTTTGTTCTACTAGAGTTAAGTATCTACCAACTGTTTTGTGAATAAAAACAGAGTCATCTACATTTACTAAAGTAACAGAACCTTTTCTATATATCAATAGAGCTATTTCAGAAATGGGTAAACTAGCAGTTTCAATAGATGTTATATTAAATTTCTCATAGAACTCACCACCTAGACTATTTCTAGAAGTGCCACTTAATAGTTCTTTTAATCCATCTATATTACTATTAGTTTCAGATATAGTAACTCCATTGATTGTTTTAAAAGAGCCTGAAGTCATTTCTGGCACTTTAAATAAGTCTTTAATTTCTATATCCTTATTTAATAAAGATAAACTAACTTTTGTAGATTCTATTACCATTGGCTTACTAAATAGAATATTTACAAGATCTACTAATTCTTCTTTATAATTATACATAACTTACCTAGCTAATAATAATAAAGCTATTATAATTGGGGTTTGATAAAATTTATTTACAGGAGTAGCTGAATCTAAACTAGTTAATAAAGGCTGAATATCACTAAAAGCAATTACTTGTTTTGAAATAGCTTTAATAACTTGTAACTCTAAAGATGTTTGTGATCCAGTTACATTATTATAAAAGTTATTACTAAATAAATAAAGTGAAGGTATATCAGTATTATCTAAATCCACATCAGAATCATCAGGATACACTACATAGTCAATATGGCTAACTACCACTGTGTGTCTTTGAAATGTTGCATTAAACTCACCTACGGGAGTATTTGACATATATTTAACACAGTTCTTTAATTGTGTAATAGATTGTTGCTCCAATATATCAAAAATAGTAATAAATGGTGAGTTACTTATATTGTTTTTTATATTATAAGCAGTAGGGGATTTATATTTAGGGTATAAATCTCTATCAATAAATTTATTCCAAAACTCTACAATAAATGGATCATATAACTTTCCAGTATAACTACCATCATTAGGTACTATAAAAGTATTAGTCACATAATCAAAGTAATCAATAAAGTATTGTTCTACCAGATTTAATATTATATCTTGTTTTTGATTCAGTTGATAATATTCAGATGTAGTGAATAAAGGGTTACTACCAGAGTCTAGTTTAGAAACATCAAATGTTAATTCATTAACCACATAACTATCATATACCGCTACTCTATCTGGAGTACTAAAATTTATTTGAGAATAACTAATAGCCCATGCAGACTGTTTAAACATAGAGTATCTAGTAATACTAGTTACTTCAAAGATACCAAACGCTCCATCCTGTATCATACCAATAAATACATCACCCACAGTAGGTGTAATTACTGGATATACATTTGATTCACCTATTATTATATTAGTATTGGTAGCTATATTAAAAGTATTAGATAAAGCTGATGTTACCCTTAATTCAAACTGATTAATTTTTAGATATTGTCTTAAGGTAGGATCATCTATGTCATTACTATTAACTACTACATCATCCTCACCTAGATATTGAGCATAATAAGTAACTTGCCATGGAGTACCATCTAAATATGCTATTATGTTATCTTTATATTGTAAGTTAGAATAATTACTAGCTGTATCTATATATACGGGCATTGTATCAGTAGGTGCCCCTGGAGTAATAGGTGGTACTACTTGCTCATCATTATACAGTGGCATCAGTCATTCTCCTAACAATTAAATTTGAAAACATTTGTGTAGGTAACCCCATTAATATTGAGTCACTATTATTTATAAGATTTAGAGCTTTAAATACACTCTGTGGAGTAGCATAACTACCATTCCCTATTATATCTAGGGTAACTTTAGGATTTATATATTGTAATAATTGTAATAGAGTAGCTGGTTCAGTATATAAATCAGTAAAGTCTACATTAAATAAAAAAGTAAATAATGTAATTCTAATATAATACCTATTTCTAGGGTTCATATCTATCTCAGATACTAGATGAAAATTACTATCTACAAAAACTGGTAATAATGTATCTTTTGAATTTACTTCAAAGACTTCAAATAAATAAGGCCATTTATATGGTGTACATAAATGAGAATAAAATCTACCCATTAATGTAAGTAACCACTGAGGAAAACCTACAGTAGATAATAGATTTAAATCTAAAACTGATCTTAAGTTAGTTAAATCCATTTGGATAGGGATAATCTGACTAGATTTAACATGTTCAAAGTTTAACTTAGGATACCAACCATCTCCAGTATATACTCCATTGTCTGGATAATCTAATAAACCATATTGATTTGCTGTGGCTTTATTAACTGATTGAGAAAAAGTAGTGATACCAGAATGTGGGTTATTATGATATCTACGATCATGGTATTTATTAATAAACTGTAAATCTATCACTTGATTATGAATATACTTTTGATATTCCAATAATAAAGAGGTTACTCTATCATATCTAATAACATAAGTAAAAGTAACCATAGATAGAGGTGGTTCATGTCCAGTTTCTTGTATCTCAGGTAATACGGTAAACATACCTAAACAACCAGTATTCTTAACATTCATAGCTAAGGTTTGTTTAGTATCACTTTGATTGCGTCTAGTTACTAATCCACTATTGGCAAAATTCTGTAATAAGAAATCTCTTAATGTAATTCCATATGGAGCTACTGTCTCTTGTAATGTATATACCTGATGTAAATAAGCAGATAAGTCAGATGGTATACTATAGTTATATTGTATATCATGAAAAGCACTAGGTGAGGATATATTAATTTTACGTCTAAAGCTGTTTAACCAAGTAGTTAATTTATCGTAACTTTTAGATCTATATGTGAAATTAATAGTTAATTGTTCTTTAGCATGCATTGGATGAATATTAATACCTAACTCTTTAGCTATAAATATAGGTGGATATTCAAACTGATACTTAGTAAAATCGAAGGTATCTTCATCTTGAGTACTCTTATAATCTACTTCTATTAAATCATTCACTTCCAATCTCAAAGTTTCATTGCTGTTATATAATTGTGAAGTAGCATTGATATCACCACGTTGATGATAAACTATATCTTTAATATATTCTATCTCTGTAGAATATAAAAGTTGTTCAATAACAGATTTAACAACTAGTCTACTAATAGTACTATCTGTATCTGCTACTGGTATTACTAATTTAGGCATATATTATTACCTCAGTAGATGTTCTTGGTTACTATACGATTATCGATCATATTAATAAAGAACAGCATAAAAAAGGAGAGTAGGGGATATCCCCTACTCTCCTAATATAGCTAATCAACTAATAGTTAATTAATCTTTTTTATCTGTTGATTTTTCCCCTAGATTTTTGTAAGAATATACCGCATAATCATACAAACTTCTACTAGAACCAGTTGCAACTTTTTGTGCATCAAGAATTGGTGCAACAGTAGCTTGAGCGATTGCTGGAATACTAGATAAATAAAATTTCAGAAAAACATATGTTTCTGTTTTAGAAGCTTCTAAGTTAGTTTTTTCTAATTTAGAAGAAAGTTTTTCAGCAGACTTAACAATGTTATTAACAATTTTTTCTCTTTCAGAAATAACATTTTTAAATGATACAATGTGACCTGCTATGCTGACAACGGCATTAGCTGCGGTTTCAATTTCATCAGGTGTTAAAGCTTTAACTTTTTGAGCTTTGATTAATCTTCCAACCCCAGGTATGTCTTTTAATGCCACTTTAATACCAGTAGTACGACCACTTAAATCATTTTTAATTTCAACAACATTGATCTTATCACCAATGAGTTTAGGTGTGACTAAATATGTAACCGTGTTGGTAGATAAAAATTGTTTATAAGTAGATTCGGTCCAACCACCGGATTTCCATTGAGCAATCTCGTGATCTGAACTAAATATTTCTCCATCTAAAATGGTTTTCAGTGCTTCAGCTTTTTCAACGGTAGAAACATCAAAGTTACTTAGTTTTTCTGCTGTTTGTTCAAGAATTAAAGCTATTGTTTCTGAATTTTTTGGGTTTACTGTGGTCTCTAAACTTTTAATACCAGCAATAATTTTTGAAAAATTAATTTCACTATTAATTTGTAAATTTTCTAAAAGTGCGCCGCTTAGTTCAATCTCTTTTTCTTTTACCACACCTTTATGTTCACGGGCTTTGGTTGCTAATTTTTTTGCACTAAAAACTAATCGGCCTACATTACTAATATATTTATTCCAAAATTCTACTACTTTTTGAATCCATTTTTGAATAAAGGCTTTAATACGCGCAAAAATACCTTCTGCTTCTTTATTAACAGTCTCTAAAGCAAAACCAGTAATTTGCATACGACCAGTATTACTATTAATAGATTCCATTGATGGCAATGGTTTAGCGACGCCATAACCAGCAGCTACTGTATTTTTAATAGCAATATTAGCAAAGAGTGCACCTTGTTCAGTCAATCCACCATTGGTCAACGATAGTTCCAAAGCTTCTTTAATTTCTTCCAAACCAACTGCTGCTTCAGAAGCAGTTTCAATAGCAGATTCCAAAACATCAGTAGCACCGCTACTTTCGAATTCGTTTTCTCCATATACAGTTAATTCACTGTCATCACCAAAATCAATTACTTCTTGAATTTCTTCTAAACCTAAGTCTAATCTTCTCATTTTGTATATCCTAAATATGTTTAATTAATTAATTAAAAGTACTTCAGTTGTATTAAATACATAAGATTAGTATATTTAATATACTAACCTTATGTATTCTAAATTTATTTACCAAATAGCTTTAATGTTTTGTGCTGCTACTAAAGCGTTATATAGACTGGTACTACCCACTACTGGGGTACGTGTAGTTAGCCATTTTTGAATTATCTTTTTAGCTGGCCCTGGTAATTTAGGGCTAACAATAGCTAACATTAGTTTTCTTTTTTGTACATGTGAGATTCTACCTTTAGAATCTCTAACAATTGGTAGTGCATCACTCATAGAAACTCCTTAGATCATTCTATTTCTATCATCATTGCCAAAGGCATTATATTTTAATACTTCAAATTTATTATTACCAACTAATGGGTTAGAGTTTAAATTAGCACTATCAAAAGAAGGCCAAATAGATTGATCTAATGGTTTAGGACCCACTGCTCCATTATTCTCTATTCCATGTAAATGTCCTTTTTGAAAATATAAGTATATTCTCAATAAAGCATGTGCTATACCCATTATATTCTCATCATTCTTTTTAATTCTAGCCCAATATAAAATAACATATTTGTCATTTTGTTCTTGGATAGGTAATCCTAATCTTTTTAATATAGTTTCTCTATTAGCTAAATACTTCTTATATTCTAGTTTAGCTTCTAACTCTGTTAAAGGCAAATGAGAAGAAGCGCAACAATATTCTATCCAGAATCTAGGTAAAGTAACCCATGTGCCCATTTCAATATTCTTTAAACAAGCATTCATAAATTCCCAATAAGCTACACTCTTATTAAATGCTGGTAAATTAACATTATAAGTGTTTACTAGTTTTAAGATTTCCATTAAAAATGGTAACTTACGATTAGGGGTATTATACTGATCCTTAAAGATAGTATGAACTAATAGACATACATTTTGATCAAATTCTATCATATTGTTACCTAGCTGATTCTTCAAGGTCTTCTATTTTAGCAGAGATCTTGTTACTTAGGTTAGAATAATACTTGATTTGTTTTTCAAGATTATCTTTCTTTTCTTGACTAGTAGCTACTTCTTTTTGTTGATCTAATGATAATAACATTAATTGTAATCTTGCTAATTCTGCTTTATTACGCTCATATTTAGCCATGCGCCACGCATTTACCATTAAACCAAGATGATAAAAAGGATTCCAATTTACAGGCAAGAAATTAGATCTAAATGGATCTAATTTATTATTTATTATGTTGTGCCCAGAATCCCAATCACTCTCATTATATAAATGTCCTTTTAAACTCTTAATAGAAGTTAAAAATTCACTAAAAGGAATAGCTAACATATTTACAGCAGTAGCAAAGCTAGAAATTAAATCTAAAGAATTTACATGAGCAATATCTTTTTTAATAGTAGGACTATCAATCCCTACTAAAATATTCTTTTCCACTAGAGTTTCATATACTACTGCATTTAACCACATTCTAGTGTAGTCATTAAATAGATTAATAGCTTCTAGATATTTTAGTAAGTTTAGTTTATAATAATCTACATTTATTTTTAGAGTCTCATCAGTAAATTCACTATGAATAACTTCTGTAATTTTATCTTGATTATCTAAGATAATATCAATAGCTTTAGCAATTGTTTTAAAAGTAGATTTATCAAAACTATTTATTTGTCTTTTAAATTGAACTGTAGTATTATCTAAAGTTTTACCTTTTAACTCAGGAATAGCTAAAGAATAAGCTGACTGAATAGTAGTGCTAAGTTCTTCAAAACTATGCAATGCATCTGTTATTACATCTTTCCTTTTAAAAGATGGTAATAAAGATTTAAAATAATTTCCCATATTGTAAATTGATACTGCCATTTTCTAAATCCTATAAAGTAATAATAGTAATATATTTATCTTAATTAAATAGGTGCAGCATTACCTAATTGGTATGCTTTTAATATAGCTTCGAGATCAGTACCATTTGTCTTACTATTATTCCCTTTAATATCTTCTAATGTATGTTCTTTATAATCAGCAATACCACGTTGATAAATAGTGAACCTTTCCATACGCACATCAACAACTACTAACATCATAGTAGAATTACTTTCAAAGTATTGTTGTCTAACATGAGCATTCTTTAAACTACCTTTAATAGCTAGTTCTAAATCACTAGCTGTCTGTTTACTAATAATAATCATAGTAGAAACAGCATTAGGCGATGCATACCCGCTTAATAAAGCCGCAAAAACACCTTTGGTGCGTTTAGATCTAGTGCTTAAAAGAGTACCAGTTTTATCAGCTAGTAGAGCTTTCTTATCTGCCTCAATTAAATCTTGAGTTAATAGATAGTCTTTAATAAATCTAATTTCACCAGCGCGCCATTGATGCCATCTACCTGAAGCTGATTTATCAACTGAATTAGCTTTAGCTATATCAATAAAATCTTCAGGCTCAATAGACTTAGGTACTAGAGTAGCATGCACTGGAATAGTTACACTTTGATTACCTTGTACTAAATGTACCTCTAGTAATTTACCCACTGCTAAATTACTTTCATCAATAATGTTATGAATGGTTTTATCAACACTATAAGGTTTTTCACTAGATCTGGCTTTATCTAAACCAGCTTGATATGCTCCATTATTATTTGATGTAGTAGATGTGTTACTATTATTATTTGATGTAGTAGATGTGTTACTATATTTTATACTACCTCCATAATTTGGTTTTTTATATTTTTTATTATATTTATAAACATTTCCATCATCTGATATAGTACCAGACTCTAAACTATAATTAGGTAGTACGGTTGAGTCATCATCAATATCTTCTAGTGTAAAAGCGATATTGTTACTAGCAGCAGTTAATAAATCTCTATTAGTGGAGAATTGATCTAATAAGCGCATAACTTTAACATTACCAACTTGCATAGATAAGTTTATTGCAGTTAAATAATAACTGCAATAAACTGAAAGTAAAGTCTGTAATAAAGCAGTGGTTAATTTAGGATCAGTGACTAATACACGTTTATCAATAAGAACAATAGGTGCTAATCTCGTGGATGCAGTATACTCAGGCAAAGAAGAAAATCTAGCAGCATTGATAGCTCCTGCAGCTTGCTGGGCAATTTCTAAGGGTGTTAAATCTATTTTCATTTTTACTTTCCTTACCTTTAATGGATAAAAAACATGGTTGATATTAATAATAGAAATTTAGACTTAGATGATTTAGCATCTAGAGGTCCTGGTTTTGGGGGAATTGGTGTATCTACTTATTCTGTTTTTCGAGGGCTAAATGCACTCGGAGGGATACCTGCTATACCACACAATTCTGATAACCAAGGTTTAGTTTTCTTCACAAAACCCCATTTAAACCTATCATACTATAATGTAATAGGTATACGTAAAATGAGCTTTCTAGCCAATAGTAACCCACGTAGTATGGGTGCTTTGATAAGATGTATGTTAAATCCAATTGGTTTTGATAAAGGTTCTATAACATGGAAAGATGATGTACCAAATGTAGTTGGTGATAATAATAGATCAGAAATTATAGATGATAAATGTGCATTTATACCTATATCAAACTTATTAATATCTTTATCACAACCACCTGATTTTGTAGCAGATACATATACTAGTAATGAGGGATATAATAAAGAACAGATTAGCATGATTGATGGCAAACCTGGTATCTATAATGCATATGATTTAACTGCAACTTTTGCTAATATGGAAGGTGATCCAATTAATGCTATGTTTTCTACTTGGTTAGAATATGGAACTAGAGTAACTGAAGGTTCTATGTTACCATTTCCTATTAATGTAATAGAGAATAGAAAAGACTATGAAACTAGAATTTGGAGATTAGTTTTAGATAGATCTAGAACTTTTGTACAAAAAATATTTTCTACAATAGCATTCCCTACTAGTGCACCATTAGGTGCTCCACATGGATATACTCTAGGTACACATATGTCACAAGAGTCTGATCAAATTCAGATTAATCTAAGATGTCAAGGTGCTACGTATGATGATCCTATCTTAATAATAGAATTTAATAGAACTGTGGCTACTTTCAATCCAGATATGGTACCCAATTCTAATGGTGTAATTACTAAACTAATAAAAGTATCTGGTATTACTAGTCTAGGAATACCTAGAAAATCTTTAATGAACTTTAGAATGTATCCGCGCATTAGTCCTACTATGGAGTTAGAGTGGTACGCTTATATAGATGAATATAATGAAATTATGAGTATAGTAGGCAATGCTGCAAATGAGAATAAGAATAATACAAATAGTAATCCTACCGGAGCAGCTACTCTATCACCTTGGTCTGGTTCACCAGTAATGCCATTAGATACAAAAGGAAAATAAATGACTACTACAGCTACTAAACTATTATTGAGTAAAATAAACACATTTAATTCTAATCCATCTAGTATTCAACAAGCTTCTTTAGATGTATTAGAATATGTATTAAATGGAGATGATGTAGTAGACCCTACTAGTCCTTTTTGTTTTTTATTAGAAGTATCAGCTACTAATACAGCTGCTGCTATTTCTGCTAGTAATTCTAGCACTAGAAAATTATATAAACAATTAGCTCAAACACAACAAGATATATTCGGTCATATGTCTGATAAAGACTTTATTGGTATATTTGCAACTGGCGCTAAAGGTGAGATAACAGTGATGTTACCTTATCAACAATTATTAGCTAATGCTGTTTATTTAGATAATAGTACAAATGTTAAATCTGTAGTATTTCCTAGAGATACATTAATTACGGTAAATGGTACAGACTTAGGTATATGTTATCCTATTCAAATAAATATTTTGAATACTAACATTATACAAGTAATTTATGATACTACAATTTCAAATCCATTATTACCTTTATCTAACAATCTATTACCTAGTGCGGTAGTAGTATATAATAATACACAGTATCTACAATTTACAGCTCCTGTAATCCAATATACTAATATTTCTAAAGTATATACTTTAAATAGTGCTGCGGCTTTTTCACAAACAATAGCATATTCTAATTCTTTCTATTATGCTAGAGCATATATTAATACTGGTTTAGGTAAGTGGGTAGAAATATTAACTACACATAGCCCTATGGTCTATGATATTACTAAACCTACATTACTATTACAAGTAGATGATACTACTAATTCATTAACAGTTAATTTACCTGATATTTATCAAAATATAAACACTTCAGCTACTTCTATACGAGTAGATATATATTCTACATTAGGAGTATTAAATTTAGATTTATCACAAATCCCTATAAATAATTTTTCAGCTAAATGGGTAGATTTTGATACATTAAATCCAAACCTAGGCGCTGCAACATTAGGTAAAATAAATGATATTTTATTCTTATCTAACACTACATTATCTGGTGGTAGTAATACTGCTACTATAGATGAAATTAGACAAAGATCAATTTATCATATTAACGCTACAATACCTCCTATTAGGCCATCTGATATAATAATGGATTTAGTATTATTAGGTTATTCTACACAAAAGATTGTAGATTCAGTAACTGATAAAATTTATCTAACTAGTAAGAGTTTACCCACTAGAACTATTAATAAATTAGTATCTACACCATTAGCAGCTAATAGCTCAGTAGCATTTAATATTAGTGGGGGTTTATCTGGTGGTGGATATAATAAATCTATGGTAACTCACTCAATACGACGTACTACTATATTACCTAACGCTATCTATTTAAATATTAATGGCAATATATCTATTTTAAGTGATGATGATTTGTTATATATAAATGGATTATCTAATTCGGATTTATGTGATTATGTTAATAATCAAACATATATGTATAGCCCATTTCATTATGTAATAGATTATACTTTACCTATTATGACAGCTAGACCATATTACTTATCTGCCCCTAATGTGTTAGGTAGAACATATGTAGCTACTAATTTAAATAGAAATTATAATATAAGAACAATAGGGGCTAATATTACACTAGTAGATGATAATTATATTTTAGTATTATCTGCTAGTATACCACCAGGTATATCAAATGTATTATGTCAACTTAGTTATTATGATGCACCTAGTAAGACTACTATCTATTTAAATAGTGTTTCTAGTATATCAAATAGTGTAGCTACTTTTACTTTTACTTTTAATACTAATTTTGATATTAATCAATTTGATGAGACTGAAATACTAAATATGTTTAATATCATTAATAATACTTCTCCTATATTTTTAAATATAAATAGTAATTTTAATATATTCTACTTAGTAGCTGGAGATAATACTGGGTTAGAAACCAATTTTGATAATCTATATTTTATTAGTAAAGATATGCCTGCTGTAATAGGAGCTACTCAAGAAACTATTAACATAGAGTTTGGTAAAGCTTTGACTGGATTATATTGTCCAGCTAGAGAAATACTATCAGTAGGTGAATATCAAAAGTATACAAGTGTAGTATATGCTACTTATAAAGAAGATATATATCAATCTGGACCTAATGGGTTTTTATATAATACTAATACAGATGGTACTATAGATTTTCTAATACAACATAATGCTGGAGATACCATATTAGATAGAGATGGAAAACCAATTGTAATACATAATGTAGGCGATTATATATTAGATAGCAATGGAAATGTTATACCAGTTACTAATTATGTTAACTCTACTTTACAAGTAGTGGGTATAACTATGATAGATATTAAGTATAAATTAGCTACAGCTATTACTACTGCTAGTTATACTGCTAATATACCAGATATTATAATTGGTTATTTAAAAGATGAAGTAAATCCAATTGCAGGTACTTTAAATGAAAGAGTTAATTTATACTATGCACCTATGGGTGAACCTAACACTTTAGAGGTTTATATAGGTGATAATATAACAACTCAAGTAAGTGGCGCTCTATCTCCTTATATAGTATTCTATCTAACTGAAGAAGATCTTAAGAATGATGCTCTTACTACAGACATTGAATCTTTAACTAGATCAATTATATCTAAACATATATCTAATACTACTATTTCTAAATCTGAATTTATTGAAGATTTATCTGCTAATAAACCAGTTAGTGTAAAAGGTTTTGATGTAATTAGTTTCTTACCAAATAACTA